AATATTTGTTGAAACCGCTAAACCAATTGTTGAACCACCTGAACCACCGCCTGAACCTCCATCTTTGTTAGAATTTCCTGTTCCTGCATCATGATGACCAGCGCCCCCTCCTCTCGCTAAATATATATTTGTTGAATTTAAACTAATACTACTATCTCCTCCTTTATTTCCTTGCCCCATCGTAGTTGCACCAGTCCCACCTGAACCTACTTGAACGGTATATATCCCGGATGTTAATATTTGATTTGTAAGATAAATAACAGCACCAGCACCACCTCCCCCAGCGTGCCTTGAACCTCCACCTCCACCACCACCTACAATTAATATGTCACACTTAATACCTCCTGATGGAACTGTAAAAGTTGGAGAACCTGCAGTAAAAATCATATATCTATCTGTTGAACCTGCTATTTCACCAATTTCACTTGTTCCACCAGATGGTCTAATTATAGAACTACTATTCAATATATTAAATGTACCGGCACTTGTAGTTGCAATACGCCAGTCAGTTATTCCTTCTGATATGTTGCCATATCCATTAATACCTTGTATAATATCAATATTACTATATGACCAAACAATCATAACCTATATAGTATAATCTATATGTATATAATATTTTACATAAATAATATCTATATGTAGGTAAAAAATATTTTGTAAATTATATATTTATTATCATATTATAAATAAATATATATAACAATGATATAATCTTGTAACAATATAAAAAAATGATACTTCAAATACATAATATATATTAAAAAATGCCCCTCTCTCATATATTTCATTTATCAGATTTACATATTAGGAACGGGGATAATACTTACTCACGTCACGAAGAATATAGTGAGGTTTTTAATAAAACTATTATATCTATTCGCAGTAATATAGAAACTTTGAATTTGCAATTTAAAGATTACATTATAGTTATTACAGGCGATATTTTTCATAACAAAAATGTTATTGGTAATTATGGATTATTTATATATCGCGAGTTTATCCAATCATTATCAAAAATCGGCAGGTTGTATATTATATCCGGGAATCACGATTATGACCAAAGCGATATTAATAAACCATCCCTAGTTACTTCTTCTACATTTGATATTCCTAATGTTTTTGTATTAAACACATCAACATCCTTTATTATTGATGATGTTGGTATATCTTTTGTAAGTATTGATAAAACTCTAGATAAATACAGGAATAGCGGGAGAATACAAGATTTGCCACCATTTCCTGTTATTGAAGGAAACGTTAAATATAAGATTGCATTATTCCACGGGTCTTTTGCATCTGCTAAATTATATAATGGAAATTCTATAGAAGAAACTTTTAATCCATATCCTCTCGAATGGGTCAAGGGTTTTGATTATGTTTTACTAGGAGATATTCATAAGCGTCAAGTATTTAATTATAATAAAACAACTATTTGTGGTTATTCAGGAAGTCTCATACAGCAGAACTTTGGAGAAGATATTATTGAACATGGATATTTGATATGGAATATAGAGAATAGACAAGTTAAAGAAATTAATGTTTATAATAACGTGGGTTATATAAATATTATTGAGGACACGTCGCATAATATATTTATTAGAACTAATGGTAAATATACAGAAAGATTAGAAACATATATTAAAAACAATATTAAATATTTTCCTAAAATATTAGAAATAAAATCATTTACAAATATTGACTATCAATCTCTAAGTAATATATTAAATACTTTTGATATTTCTTTTCAAATTGTTTCTAAATTAAATAATATTAATACTAGTAATCAAAGTAACATCAAAAGTCTTGATAAAAATAATGAGGAAGACAATGGAGATAATAAAGAACTACTCGATACTAATTATTTATTAGATTATTTCAAAAAACTTTTATCAGCAGATAAATATAAAATATTACTTAAAATAATTAAAGATAAAGAGACCTTGCTCTTTGATATTCATAAATATCCTGAAGATTTGCATAATGAATGTATTAAAAGGAATAAAGATTTGGAACCAATTATTAATTCGTGTAATGATGCAAATGAGACACAATCACTAAAAAAATCTTTCTTAATTAAGTATTTAGAATGGGGAGGTTTATTATGTTATGAAAATAAGAACTGGGTTAATTTTAAAGATTTAGATGCTAAAACATTTATGATTAAGGGTTCTAATGGAACTGGAAAATCAGCAATTTATGATATCTTGCAATTAGCGATATGGGCAACTAATAACAAGTTTGATACTTACTCTTCCGGATTTATTAATCATAACAAAGATAAAGGATATACTATTATAGATGTCGAGATTGATAATGTAACTTATCGTATCAAAAGAGATTTTTGTAAAAAGAAGAATACTTTTAAAATTACAAATAAAACATCAGTACTTTCTAAATATACTAATATATCAGAATTAGTTATATTAAAAAAAGATAGTGCATGCAACACTGAAGTTAAAACGCTGTTTGGAGATATTAATACATTCCTTTCTACATCTATGATTACGCAAAATGTAGACAACGATATTTTAGTGTTGAACTATAAAGATACTTTGGAGACTATTGACAAATCGCATAATATACAATTTATTTATCACCTATATAATCTATTCAAGACTTCTATTAATAAATATAAAGACTTTAGAAAAGTTATACAAAGTAAAAAAGAGGTTTATGAAAAACTACTATTTAATTGTAAAAATAATGATGCAAATGATGTGAATGATATAGTTATTTCACAACTAGAAGAAGATTTATCTATATTAAATAATGAAAAATTTTTGCGAGTGAAAGAATGCAACGCTATTAATATTGATATTAGTAACCCTTCTTATTTATCTATTGTTGAAATTGATTATACTAGTCTTATTAATGATATTGTTGCAAATAAAGCAAATATTATTGTACCAAATGATATTTATTTAACTTATAAAGAATTGCTTAATTATTATAAATATTCTCTTAATGATGTTCCTGATATTCAAAAATTAGTTAATTTGTATACACAACATCTCGAAGAAGAATTTAATAAATTACCAAGTATGAATAAACCATGTGAAATATCATATATCAGCAATGAAGAAAGAGAATTATCAGAATATATTAATATTAATGATAACGATAATGATAACGGCGAAGAATTATTTTGTCTCCGCGATGAATTGCTAAAAAATAAGAGGATACTAAGCGAATTAATTTCTAATAAACCTGCGAAAGTTACTTTACAATATCCTAGCAAAAATATTGATAAATTAATGACTGTAATTATAAGAATTTATGGTAATATTGAAGCGTTTAATGATTTTATATCTTCAAATACCAAACCATCAATTATTGACAAAAATATATTAAAAAAAATCAGAGAGAGTATTACTAACCCTATAACTTTTGAATATTATAATGATGCTATTTGTAGCAGAGAAACTATTAAAAATGAAATCAAACATATTAAAGAAATGTTAGCATCGTTAGAGAAAGATTTTAATAATTTATTTTCAAAGCAACAGAAGATAAAGAATGTAAATATTCCAAATGACATTATAACTTATCAGCGCTTTAAAACAGCAGTATCTATTGCAAAAGAATTAAAGCACTTTAATATTGATATTATTGATAAGCGAATTGCAGATGATGAAATTATATTAAATAAATATCATAATAAAATCGATGAAATTAATAAACTTGATGAGGATATTGATAGTTATAAGAAGGAACTTCTATTATTATCTACAAATGACGAATATAAATATAATCCCGAATGCTGTATATGTTGTAATAGACCTTGGGTTTCGCGAATTAAAGAAATAGGGATTATTATTAATACTTTGAATATAAATAGAAATAGTATTAATTACTCTGCAAATGATTTTGAAGTTGTTAAGGAACGTTTAGAAGAAAACAAAAATGCGAAATCAAAATATTATTTACTTAATGCGTGGTATGATTATTACAAATTTAAAGAGGTATATGATAAGGTATCTAATGATTTAAATATTATTATTAATAATAAAAATAATTTGAATGAAGAACTTGTAAGTAAAAATATAGAACTAACAACAATTACTGATTATACTGACTATTTTGTTGCATATTCTTTCAATTTATTTGAAAAAATAAATAATATTCAATTATATGATATTTATAATGAGTGGGAAAATAATTACAATGATACAAAGTCATTGATAGAAAAATTAGAAAAATCTATACATTATAATGATGTTATTAAACCTCGTATTACTAAATATATAGAACTTAAAAAAAAATATGATGATTGGGTAAAATATGATAAAAATAAAAAAATAATTAATGCTTATCATTATTATAGATTGAAGAATATCATAGAGATTAATGATTTATACAAAGAATATCAAAATAACGAGCAAATAAAACCTCTTATTAAGCGAAAAATAGAATTAAATGAATTGATAGTATCTATAACTGAAAATATTAAAAATATTAATGATAAGATTGTAAAGTATACAACGATTAATTCTTATAATAATGAAAATAGAAATAATTATAATTCGCTAATAGTTATTGATAGCGAACTTGAAAATATTATAGATGTTCTTGATACAATCTTAATTAATTTTCAATCTTTTAGAAAAGAATTATATGAAAACTTAATCCTTAATAAACTGGTAAATAAAACTAATAAAATTATTAAGACGCTCTGCCATTCTAATACAAAACCTTTCAAACTAAATTATAATGTTGATATTTCTAATGACACAGTACATATTAATTGGTTAATTCATAATGATAATATATCTAAAGGAAACGATGATAAGCAGTATATATCTGTTTCACAAGCATCAGGGTTTCAACGCTTTGTAATATCGTTAGCGCTTCGCATGTCTTTGTATTTTAATAATTATGAAGTACTATGTAATCAACTCTTTATAGATGAGGGGTTTATTAATTTTGATAAAAATAATTTATCTATAGTTCCTTCATTTCTTAAAAGTCTATTGCATTACTTTAATACTATTGTAATTCTCTCGCATATAGATATTATACAGGATTCTGTGGATGAAACTGCTGTTATTTCATTTAATAATATTAATGGCGTTTCTTCGTTGGTTTATGGTTAAAAGATAATACAAACTTATTACATATAATATCTATTATATATAATATCTATTATATAAATAAGAATAGATGGCGACAATACAACCGATTACTGTGTCAGACCGTGTTAAAAATCATATTAATAATTGGTGCGACCTTGAACAGACTAACCCGGTTGCTAAAAAAATAAGGCAAAAATATGTAATATGTATATTAGATACATTACATGATTTTTATGAAAGTCCAGTAAAAATTAATAATATTAATTATACAAAACCAGATATTGTATTAAAATGGGCAAACCATTATTTTTTAAATAGTGGTAAATACTGTCCATTAACTGTAGCAAATGCAGGGGGAGTAGTTGCAAATATTACACTAAATAATCAGGAATTAAGTTATACTGGTGCAAATGCAACAACTATTGGCAGGGAACTTTTATTTGAGTGGTGGGATAAATGGTGGGTTCAAACAAAAGGAAACGCAAATATCAAATATTGCAAAGCATCATTTAATATGTCGCCAATAAGTACTAATACTAAGGGACTTTTTATATCACGAAGACAAAAAAAGTCTTTTATAGATTTGACAGCAGTAACAGGTGCGCCTTTATTAGTTTTTTCGGACCAAGGAGTACCTAAAAATCCGTTTAAACTTAAAACAGGAAATTATGAAAATTGTATTGGTATTGGTGGTTTATATGATAAGACAACACGTTCTTCAAACACTTCAGATAAATTTATGCCACACGTTTACCCTATTACATTAAGGAAAAATGTTTTTGAAGGAGTATTAGGTTATAATAGCATAACAATAAATAATAATGGGAATACATTTATTTTAGAATATAAAGGGACTAATTTTACAAGAAATATAGATGACACTAATTTAAAACATGCAAAAACACAATTTAGATTATATGCAAGTGCGCCTGCAACACCTAGCGTTAAATTTTTTTCAGATTGGTTAAATGTTCTTACCGTTAGTAATATAGGGAATATACTTAAGAAGGCAATTCAATCAGGTCCATTATCTTCTCAAGTTTCTATTACATCTCAAGCATATATTAATATTACTGCTCAGTTATCTATTACATCCCAGTTATTTGAATATTTATCACTAATATTTGATATGAAGAGAATCGGCGATTGGTCGCAAAGTTATGAATTGAACCAAATGAAACCAACATTGATTAACAGTATATTTAATACGGTAGATGGTATAGCAGCAGGATGTGCAGTATATTTTCAGGAAATTGCAACATTATTATGGAAAAAAACTAAAAAAAAATCACAGGGTTTTGAATTATATAATTATAATAAAGATATAATTTGCACACAAATAAAGAATGGTGACATAAAAGGTTCTCCACCTAGTTATCCAAACTATCAACAACAATTACATCCTGACGCAGATTTTCCAGATGTAAATGCTTTAACTGTCGCATTTTCAACACCACCACCATATCCTATTATGGGAGGGACAGGTCCTGAGGATAACATTGTTATAGCGTGCATTAATGAATGGACTAATAATATGAAATATTATGTTGAATTAATATTGTGTCGAGGTGATTTACTTGGAAGGGACCAAAAACCAAATAAATGGGTAAATGAATATGCTAAAACTATTAGGGAATTATGTGATATTGATATTAAAACTTGGGTTGAGAAAGATCAAGAAGGGATGGAAGTATATTTTCAAGAATATTTAAAGAATGTAAATGAAAATATGCAAGGTCCATCTATAAATCTAAAAGGGTTTCTTTTAGAAAGATTTAAAAAAGAGAATGACGATACACAGTTTAATGATAATATATTCTATATGAACTGTTTTTTTTCAATATTTAAATATGAGTTTGATAAATTAACATTATATGAATCATCGCAAATAACAAAAGATGTATATTCATCTATAAGCGATAGTTGCTATTATGACACATTTGATACATTAACTCTAATAGGAAATTTTTTAAGTTATCAATTAATAAAAGATACTATTATTGACTTTTTAAATCCAATATACGATAAATCAACCTCAAGTGTAACTTTTACTGATGATAGTTTAAACACTGGACTAACACAAACATATAAATATGAACTGATTATGAAAATGATAGAATTTGAACTAATTAAAAATGATAATGAAAGATATGTAGATTTTTATAATTTCGATAATTACAACACTACATTACGTAACCCAAAAAGGGGTGCAGATGATTATGATGGAGAATTCCAGCGAGCAGAAAAAGATGCAAAAATTAAGGGTGGGAAAAATAAACTAAATATTAGTGTTAAAAATCAAAATATATTAAATAAAGGTTCTAAACTTCCTAATGTTCTTAAGGTTCCTAAGGTTTCTAATGTTCCTAAGGTTCCTAAGGTTTCTAAGGATACAAAAAAAGATACAAAAAAAACAAAATTTAAAAAAAATATAGATGATGATACCAAAAAAAATATATCTAAATATAAATTAAGAGTTGAACAATTTAAAAATAAAGAATTATCAACATATTTTGAAAAAAAACTAAAGACCTATTTAAATGACAAAAATATTAACATATATAAAATAGGAATAACAAAAATAAAAGGAATACTAAAGAATATTTACAAAATAGAGTAATAAATTAACTGCGAATTCTAATTTTTTATTTTTCTTTTAACATTTTTTCTCCCTCCTGTTTTAACTTCTACAGCAGGTAATTCCCTTTTTTCATTTTCTACTTGTGCATTATATTTTCCTTCTAATTGTTTGATGTATACAAGACCTTCTTCTCTTAAATTTTTTATTTTTTTTAAAGAAAAAAACTTAGTCGCTAATTTATCTAGGTCTAAATTTTTATTTTTTTCTTCAGATGTCCATTCTGTATAACCTTTTGCCTTCATATTATCACTAATAATAATTCCTTCTCCATCGCCGTAAGATACCATAACTATATAAACTCTCCTTACTTCTTTATCTAATAACTTTTTCAAAACAATTTTTAATTCTTCAACAATTGTGGTATTCCATCGTACATTAAGTTTATTTATATACTCTAAATCATATTTATCTATTTTTTCTTCACTAAAACTGTTTTTAACCCTTTTATTTATGTCTCCTGTATTTGCCCATATTTTTAAATATAATAGAAATAATGTTCTTTTAAGTATTATTTCAGGCGTCATCATTTTAGTATCCCATTCTTCATTATTCCCATAATAATTTAAATTGTCTATTTGTATAAATTTATAATTTTTTTCATATCCTTCAAAAACGATATTTGCATAATGTCCAAGTTTTTTACTATTAAATGTTAACATATTTATTGGTAGTTCGCAATATGGTTGCTGACCGTTATAATCTAATTCTTTCTTAGGTTGCTTATTTTTTGTGTTTATACTCATTATCTAATATATTAGAATTAAATAATATATATAACTTAATATATATAATATAACTATATAATTAAGTTATGAATACTCAACCTTATTATAAAAATTATAAAAATGATGATTTGCGACAACTTGTGTTATATTGCGATAATCCACTTGCGAACACATATCAACTTCCTTATATTCTTAACACTCAGCAAAACACCTATAATGGAAAAGAGTTATTACAAAAAGACCATCGGGCATTATTAGAGAATATTAAGCATAAAGCATCATTTACTTCTATTCTTTGCTCTAAAAATTGTGCACGATATGCATGGATACGTTCTATAGTAAACATACCAATAATATTATCATCAGGTGCGATGACAATATTAAATTCTATGAATGATACAAACTCAGTAGAAATTAAATATGCAAATATTGTTCTTAATAGTTTGACAGTAACTATCTTAAGTTTAATAGGGAATTTTAAACTTGCAGAACGAGAAATAAATTATAGACAGACGCAAGTAAAAATGGATAGGTTATATCATCGCATAGAAGATATTTTGCGTATAGATCCTAACCATCGTACAATCGAAGATATCCGAGATATTATTAAAGAATATGTAAATATTTATGAACACTTAGACTTCCCAATATTTCCAATATATGATAGTGCCAAAACTCCTACTAAAAATAATAATGACCCATCAATTAATAAAAATACAAGACAATATTTCAGAAGTAATACTAATCCCCAAGATATAGTATAAATGTATAAAACTTTAAAAAAGTATATAAGGGATTATAAAATAATGAGTTTTTGACTATATAAAGGATATTATAAATTATTAAATATATGGAAGGTTTAATTGATACACGAAACGAATATATAGAACATATACAAGATATTTTGAGTGTTGCGATATCAAAAAGGATATATGCTTTGTATACTGAGACGATAGAAGAAAAGAAAGGCATTAAAGGGTTTCAGAATGAATTATATAGTATTCGTAAATGGAATAATAATATAGTGAGTGATGAATATAAAAAGATAGTAAAATATACTAAATGTAAATATATATCAAATCTTATTAAAATTATTATTATAACGACTATTAAAATAAAAATATATGAATACAAAGAGCAATTTGATAGTATTAAAATAAAGATACCTAACCCTGAAGATTTTGTTCATAAATGCTATATAAACGCAGCGTCATTCTCTTGGAAGAATGCATATTTATATAATAGAAACAATATTAAAGATGCAGAATATCAAAACAATCTCAACATTATTGAGGAAAATATTAGAGCAATTATAAAAAAAACATTTAGAGACTTTATACCATTTGATGAAATATTTAAACAGATTGAAGATAATCTTACCGAAAATGTAAATCAGTTCAAAGATTCTGATAAAGAAGATAATGTTAAAAAAACTAAGAAAGATGACAAAATTATAGTCGAGAATGACGAAGATGAAGAAGATGAAGAAGATGAAGAAGATGAAGAAGATGAAGAAGATGACGAAGATGAAAAGGATGATGAAGATGAAGAAGATGACAAAGATGAAGAAGATGAAAAGGATGATGAAGAAGATGATAAAGAAGATGACGAAGATGAAAAGGATGATGAAGAAGATGACGAAGATGAAGAAGATGATAAAAATGAGGAAGACGAAGAAGATGATGAAAAGGATGATGAAAAGGATGATGACGAAGATGATAAAAATGAAGAAGATGAAGAAGATAATGTAAAACATGAATTGCGTATTGAAGATAATAATAAAATAAATGAAAATAATATAGTAGATATAACAATAACAAAAAATAGCGATGAAGAATACAAAGGGTGGGATAAAAATGAAGATAAACATGAAGAGATATCATTCGCCAAAAGCGAGCAAAAAAATATGCAAGCAAAAGAGAATGCATATGAAAAAAAAGATAGTAATTTTGGCAACGAATGGGACAATATTAAAGTTGAATATAACTCATTATCGCAAAATAATGGGGATAATAAAAAATATAAAAATGAGATTGCGAACAAAAAATACGAAGATGATAATGATGATGCAAAAAGTGTATCTAGTGTAGCGAGTGCTTTAAGCAATATCACAGATATTAGTCAGATAAAAAAAATACATATTAATGAAACATTAAATAGAAATAAAAGACCAAGTTTTTTCTAATAAAAATTGAGTATTAAAATATTAAAATAATATAATATTAATAAATGTTAAAAAAGAATTCTTATTGTTTCTTATGCTATTCAGCAGATAATATTGTATACACTAAAACATTATTTATTTGTAAGAAGTGCAATATTCCAATAAAAAAATGTGATATTTGCGGGTTTTATTGTGATGATAAATGTTTAGAGATATTTAATAATTGTCTCAAACTTACTTAATATACTTAATATCATACTTAATATGATGTCTGCTTTTTAACCTTTATAAGTTTAGAGTTTTTCTTTTTAACAAAGACGCCAGGGTCATAATCCTCTATGTCGTCTCCGTCGTCGTTTGTAAGTCCCATTAAGTCCCGTTGGTCTTGCAGTGACTGCATTTCCCAAAGGTCGGGGGAGCACATCTTATAATGGGGGTCTTCCGCCTTGTACCAAAATACGATATCTGCAATATTATTTGATTGTACTTTGTTATCTATAACTAGACATTCATAATTCTCTGTGCACTGGTTCATTACTTGATTGAATACATCAAATGTAGGGAACATTCCAGCATAATGATTGTATATTTTTTCTCTTTCTTTTACAATATTATTACGAAAAATAAATACATAATCAATATTAGAGCGTAGGTCAGGCGGTAACCCCAATCCATGTTGCATAGTAATTAAAAGAAATATTTTGTAATGCCTTCCATTCATGAAGATGCACCTAATATTTTTATCTGTCATTGCTGATTTGTTATACATACAATCATCTAAAATTAAGAAGGCGCGAGGGTCAATTGATGAATTCCCGTGCTTCGCCATATCTCTTTTCCTCTCATTTGTTATATTTATTTGTCTAGTTAAAAACTTACTAATTAACTTTTCGTCTAATTCATCATATATTAACATTTTAGGAATAAACTTTTCAAAATATCCGTTAGCGCGTTCTGTTTGTGAAACAACAACACCTACAGGTATATCTTTATTATAACTTAGAATATCTTTCATGCAATAACTTTTTCCTGTGTTACGTTTTCCAATAAAAGTTACAACGGAATCATTCTTAATTCTTTTTGGGTCAAACTTTTTGAGTTCTAGTTTCATTTAATTAATGATAATAAAAATAATATATTATATATGTCACGCATCAAACTTATTTAATAATTTTATTTAAGAATATATTTGATATATTATTTAAGATTATTACTTAGATATATATATATTCTATGAAACATTATTGGATTAATATTGATAAATCTATAGACAGAAGAGAGTTTATGCAAGAACAATTTAAAAATAATAAATTAGATAATCAAAGAATATCTGCAATAACACCAAAAGATTTTGATAAGGTTTTGCATGATAAACGCCCATTAACTTGCAAACATCCTGGGTGTGACAGTTGCGAATATGAATATGCAACAATATCAAGTCATATTAAAGCAATTATGGAAGGTTTAAAAGATAAAGATAATGAATGGTTTGTTGTTATGGAAGATGATATTATAATTCCATTTGAAATTAATTATAATAAACTGATTAGTGAATTACCAAAAGATGCAGAATTAGTTCAATTACTTATTTTATATGGTCCTACAGTAAAAACGCTTTATAATGTATTAACGACACAAAATATTAAATTTATTAAATGGCAGTATTTATTACCATCTGCAGGAATGTATATTATATCTCGGATAGGAGCAGAAAAACTAGTAAGTAAATATTTTAAAAATAATAAATATGATTTTACTTCGTGTGAATATCAAGTAGTTGCCGATGTTGCATTATATTTATCAATAAACTCTTATGCGACTACATTTCCCTTCGCGTATCCTAATATTGAATTTGTGTCAGAAATACATCCTCATCATTATGAAGCGCATAAAAGCGCATTTTTAGATATTAAATATGTTATAGACAAGGCGATTGAGACTAATAATATACCATATATATCTACATAGAATGTTCTTTTGATGTATCTTTACTAACTATATTATATTTTTCATTAAAAAAGTATATTACAATTAATTGCTTTCGATGGTCTCTTAATTTATCCGTGCAATATAATATATATGATTCGTCTTTACCATTTAAATTTTTATTTTTAATCCATATTTTGAAAAGATTATTATATAATGCTACAGATTCATTTATTAGCGGATATTTGGCAATCTTATTTGTTGCTAACATCTGTGCCTCTTCAGCGAGTCCTATTATATGCAAGAAATGCTTAGTAATACAATCTCTACATCTCTTATTTTTGTTTGTAAGATGTTCCTCTAATAATATTGATTGCTTGATTATTTGTTGCATGTTATAACGCGGGTCGCTTACAGGGTCAATTGAGTCACAACTTGTAGAACATGACCCATCGTTTTTTTTATCGCTATTATTTATATTAGAAGCATTATAACTAATGACGTGATCACTATTATAATGTATATACCATAATATTATTATAGTAGAAAGTATTATTGCGAAAACAATTATTATTGTTTCTAATATATTCATAAGGTATGTATTATTTCTATTAATATAGCAGAAATATATTATATATATATTATTAACATTTTTACTATTATCAAAATAATATATATTAATATATAATAGAATAGGTAAAAAGATGTATAATTCTGCAGAATTATTTTTAGAACATTTTAAGTCAAAAGCGTCCCCAACACCTCCTCCATCTACAACTAATACATCAGGTTCAGGAGCTGCGTCAGGCGCAATAACAGGTGCTGCGACAGGTGCATTAATTTCAGGTGGATCTGCTGCGGTTATGAGTAATTCCGGTGCCAATAATGTTGAAAAATGCCCTCTTACTGATGACACCCTATACTGTCAAGTGAGCAGAACTGCAGGCATTACTGGTATGGTAATATATATATTATTAATGATAATATTTGTCTTAGCATTTTTTTACTTTATATATTATATGTTTTTTAGAAGCGGTGGAAGTAATACGAGTAAAAATATAAGAAGAAGTAAAAGATAATTATAATATTTTTAGTAAAATTGATATAATATATACATCTAAATTAATAAAAATGAAAATATATGTATTACATTGCGGTAATTTAACAAAGAGAAAAAAACATATTTTAGAGCAATTTAGAATACATAATATATCTAATTTCGAGTTTATTGAAAAGTATGATGTCTCCGAAATAACTGATGAAGAATGCAGTATATTTGATGTAAACTACAAAAAAACTAAAATGTCCTTATTTTTAAAACATATTTACTGTTATAAATTAATAATTAGAGATAACGATACAGATGTTTCTTTGATATTTGAAGATGATGTTATTTTAAGTGATGATTTTAATGATATACTATGTAAATATATTAAAGAATTACCAAAAGATTATAATATGTTGTTTATTGGTAGCGGATATAATTTACATATTGATAAACAAAAATTAATAGATGATAAACACATATATGAGAATCCATATACGCGCTGTACAGATAGTTACATAATAACTACTAAATGTGCAAAAATAATATGTGAATATATTGCAAATTGTAATGATAAAATAAATTTACCTATTGATTTTTGGTTAAATAAAGTCATTGCAGATAATAAATTGAAGGTATATTGGAGTGAACCAACAATAGTTTCTCAAGGTTCACAAACAGGTTTGTTTGAATTATCTATATAGTTACATATATTACAATTAAAAATTGATAACGTTAATATAATAATTTTAGTAATATGAAGAGTATTATAATAAATAGTTGAACAACATCAGTAATTACTCTAATAATAAATATATAAAGGTTGATAACGTATATAATGTCGTACCCCATATTGTATCAGTAATAGCGATTGAAAAATCCAAATCTTTGTAAATTGCAAGAGATGTAAAATTATATATCCCAAATATTGAAAACCCGACAGCACCACCATATAGAAAGGATTGTAATAATTTGTTATCTACAGTATTATTGCTTCCATTTTTTATATTTTGCGATGTGAAAGGGATTGCAACATATAATACCGAAAATAATATTAATATATATGCGATTATAGCATGTTCATATCGCAAATTTAAAGATGCTTTTTGTACTTTAAGTATAGCATTTGAATATGTAGAAAAATTTAAAGAAATCCAAGCAATATCTAAAAATATTATTACTAAACATATTATAAAATATTTTAAATAAATATTCATAATATCTATATTATCTTATCTATTATTATAGTAATAATATAATATTATATTTTTTTATATTCTTCTAATTACTTATTATACTTCATATATATAACTGTCGTCATATTTATGGTATTATCATTATTTAATGTGGGACATATATCATCACGCGTTTTATAATAGTTTATTTTTTTTAAAGCATAGTCAATATACAAAGTAGAATGAATAGGCATAATTACTTCATAATCTCCTTTTGCTAAAGTAATCCCTTCAACAAATATTAAGGGCATCCCTTTTTCAACAATTATTTTTAATATTATTTTTTTTTTTTTAGTATAATTATAAGCAATCTCAGGGAATAATGATGTTGATGAAAAATGATTTGTAATATAATACCCTTTTTTAGATTGATTTAAAATATAATTTTCGCTGACACCTCTATATAAAACAATCTCATGTTTTGTCCTAGGTGCCTTATTAAATATCTCTTTTAATTCCTTAATATATGTTTCAAATACATACTTATAAATGTCTTCATTAAAATCTAAATAATTATCTTTTATAAATTTTATAAATAATTGGTCGTCATCTAATGATATTTCTTCACCTTTATAATTATTATTAAGTTTGAAATAATCTGAAAATTGAAAAAAGTAATAGCAAAGGTCACTATCATCATCAACAATACCACCGCCATTATTTTTAATAACCTGCGGGTCAAATATACCATCTGAGTCTATATATGAATTTAAATAAATATCTCCGCGATACGTATAATATTTTAAATTGTAAATATCTCTAATATTTAAACTTTCAATAAATGTATTTTGTTGCTCTATAAATTCATTAAGATTATTAACATCAATATGCTCTTGGATTTTATTAATGAATTTTTTATTATATTCGTTATATTTAATATTGTATTTATATATTTTATCGTCGTAATCTAAAGAAGAATTATTTCCTTCGCTTCGCTTTTCTATAAATGTATCTAATTCGCTATTATTTACTAAAATGTTATTTTTATAATTTATTTCTATATGTTTATTAAGAATTTTTATTTTTTTCTTTAATTCTATTAATTTTTCATTGTAATAGCATAGTTGCTTATGTTCTTTACTTACATATAAATCGTTGTCTTTCAGTATTTGTTTTCGTGATTTTTCTAACTTTGATAATAATTTATCATGTGTTTTGGAATCTTTGAATTTTAAAATGTTTAAATCTTTGTCATTATCTTTATTTGATGATGATTGCACTGATGTTGAAGAAACAGAAAGAAAACCAGTATTAAATTTATAATTTAACGGCAGAGACTTTCTTCTAACTAGTGGCAGAACAGACATTTGACAACTAGACTCTAATTTAATATATTATTTAAAAATAATAATTATAATCTTTACTTATTTAGTATAATAATACAAAACATATTTATCCATTACCAGTCCAATAGTTAATTTCGCATAGAATCGCCCTTTCATATATTGTTAATTTATTGTTAATATCTTCTAATTGCGCATGATGTATTTTATCTCTCTCTAATAATAGTTCATCAACGATTGATTCAAAGTTAATTTCATATACAACATCTAAAATTGGTTTAAAACTTTTTTGTCTATATTGCATATATCTTTGATTGTTTATTTTAGTATATTTTAGAGTAGACATTCTTTGCATTATGTTTACGATGCGTTGATATTATTATCTATTATAAACAATCAATTTATAATATTATAATGTAAAAAATAATAATATGTATGATTTTATTATAATAATTATATCTATATATATAATAATATCTACTTAATACTAAATGCATTGCTTGGGATGTGCTATATATTTACCTACATTTAATGATATACTTCAATATCTTAACCTATAAAGATAACATAAATTATTCTTTGTCTTTCTTATCAACCAATCTACAATGACAGTGATTACTTATATCAATATATTTACCAGCATTAATATATTTACCTTTTTCATCTTTACCACCTCCATAATATTCTTGGAAATCTTTTGGCATATCATTAAATTTACGCATATCTTTAGATTCTGCAATAGGAATATTTTTAAATTCTTCATATATTTTTGCATGGTCAATTGGTTTCGCTTTATCTGAGTCCGCCTTAAATTGCATTCCTTGTTTTTTCATATCTTTTATGCTAAGAATACCTCCTGAAAATGAATCATTTTTTTCTAAAATTAGTTCTTCATGAATTGCATGTTTGTATAATTTAGATTTATGGGTATTCTCAAGTGCACCAAAGGGTCCATTGCCTAAGAAATCTCTAACAAATTCTATAAAATTAGAGATACCTCCAACTATATGAGTAAAATCACTATAAAATTTTGCTCTTTTTAATAAGGTTTCCTCTAGATTTTTAATCATAGTATATAATTCATTATATTCTTTTGAATTTAGGTCTAAACTTTCTTTTCTACCTAAATGATTACTATTTTTTGTATACCCTTTTAATGTTTCGCTAATAAATAATAAATAATTGTCAGATACAGAACTAATAATTTTGATTAATTTCATTATTCGTTTATGACACCAAATAAGATGGTTTGTTAAATCTTCGTCACTAGCATCTTTGTATTTTATAAATAAGTGCTTCCAATCTCTCATATATTGAAAATGTTCGCCTATATGCACATCCTTATTAAATAATGGATTAATTACACCATTAAGATATGCGCCAGCATCTCTAAAACCTTCGATTTTATCTGCATATATTTTATCGTCATCTTGCTCTCCAATTATATTAAGTTTTTTATTATCATGTTTAATGCTGTCAAACTTAAATATGCAATCAATAAGGAAATTATTAATATTATATTTAAAATGATTAGTGCGATTATTTTTAATATCTTTTGATAAAATTCCTGTAGATATAGGATTTTTAACGAATGATAAACCTGCTGAACTAATCATCGATTTGTTTTTACCATGAATAAAAATATAGTCTAAGCATGGTATGTCAAGTGCCTTGTAGCAATCTTTAATAAAATGCTGATGAATGCTATATTTAATATCTTCTAAACTTCCTGAAATTAATGGCAGTCCTCGTGCAACATATAATTCATATTCTTGACCAAGACTGAAATATAAAAAATCTTCATTTCTTTCACGATGTGTCATTTTCCATTTATCATTTATTAATTTATTATTTAAATTACTACGCTTTATTTTATATATTTCTAATTCTTCGCTATAATGGTCTTCCTTAACAGTTTTCCATAATTCACCTATCATATAAGCACATACCGGCATCGTATTATTATTTGTTTTTATTTTATAAGTTACATATTTATTAACATTCTGCGGTTTATTTTGGTCTAATAATTTATCATACAGTAAATTATTTTGTGCAACTGACGGCGTCCTAAATAAACGGCATAGAATAATGGATAAACCACCCATATTAAACTCCTTAATAATTCTAATTCTAGATTGTGGTAAAATAAGTATTTGGTTCAATAAGTCTTTTAAATTTATGTATATATGTGTATCATCTACTTCAATAATATACATAAGTCCTACATTATTTTCATTAATTCCTGAATAAAATGAAGCAGTATAAGCATTCAAACTTGTTGATAAAAACCCTAAAACCTCTATTTCTTTTTCCTTTCCGCCTATACTATGTAATCTATTTTTTGTTCCGTGATATAGATATATTTTTTTATTATTATAGTTAGGCATTCTACTTTCATCTTTGAAAACCCCTATAGTATTTTGAATTCTTAATGTCATTGCTTTAATTCTGTCCGCACTTTGAAGAGATTTCACAGACGCGTATTCATCAGTTAATACCTTGTATATTGTTTCATTTAAATGCGCACTGAATGGTGCAACACCATGATTTTTATAAGTTAACTCTATTTGAGAAATAAGTGCCGATTCAATATATAATGGTTGCCATTTTTTTGTCATAGGATAAGTATATTTTAGATTTGTTTCAGAATCTATATTTTTGTGATTTAAAGGTATCCATGAAAATAATGGAAAAGTTCCAGTATATTCATAGTTATAATAAATATCATTCATATGTAATTTCATATTTTTTTCAATATATTTAGGAGATTGAACATTAAGAGAATATAATATATTCTTACGTATCATATCATCGCTACCATATTCAGTATCATTATTACCGTATGATAATTCTCTCATATCCTTTATTATTGTTTCATAATACTGATGCTTAGTCGATGATTCATTTGCAATTCCAGTTATATTTGGAAGTTTTATCAATCTATCATTAATTATAGTACTAAGTTCTAAAAATGGTATCTTAGTACCTATTATTTTATCTTTAGTTGCACAAAAAATAGTTTTTGGCAGAGTACCATTTGTTATATTATAGTTTATAGATAACATGATAAAAGTGTCTTTAGCATAGTTTAATGAATATGGAAATTTATAATTATTGAAATTTAATCTTGTATAATAACTGGTATTAAGTTTATTATATTGTATCATATGAGTATCATATTTTTTTTGACCAGCTGCATTCGCATTTATATCATATCTAAATGCTTCAAATACATGTTGGCGATTTAGTAATGTATTTAGATAATAATGTTCTATAGTTTCAGGTACTAAGTTAATATTAGTATGGTCAACATATTTTGTTAAATCATGTTTCTGATATATTGTTTTATTAGAACCATAAAGGATTTTATTTAACTGTTCATAAGGAACTATTCCTCTGGTCTCATAATATTCGCTAAATGTTTCATCATACATATATATTTTTAAATCTAATTGCGATGAATAATTTAAATATAATTCATCATAATAATATGGTAAATGTAAATATTTTGTATAAATTATAATAATAATTGAGTTAATCACATTTGATATATATTTATATTCTTTTAATACACCATTCTTATCGCAATTATCAATTAGTTCATCGCAACATTTATTAAATTCATCTACAAGTCCTTCAATATATTTATCAATAATTGGTATATTTTTTTTTCTCTCTTCTTTTTCTTTTTCCTCAGCAAGACGTTTCTCTTCTTTTTTTTTCTCTAATGCAATCTGTGCATCTTTTTTTTCCTTATCAATAATAGAACGTTTTTCTTTTAAAATATTTAAACCTTCAATATTAACTATCTTTTTAATAGATTTTTGTAGTTTTTCATTATTGTCAAAGGTAAAATAACATTTAGACAAAAACCCTTTAAATATTGGACTTTTTAAACCAATCTCTTTCTTTGTTATAGGATTAATAACTTTTAATAATTTAATTTCTGCAGCTGTCTTTCCACGTTTCATTTTTCTTATATCTTCTACTAATTTAATACAATCATCCTCTGTAAGTTTATCAGCATTTACACTCAAAGACCCTGTGTTTTTTGTAATAGAATTTATGCTTTTTGGAGAAATATCAAGTTTGGCACTTGAACTACTTGACTTACTCGACTTGCTCGACTTACTTGACTTGCTCGAATTTTTTATCCGTGATTTATTTGTTGCAGCACCAGGTGGTGAATTTTGTTGCGGTTGTTGCGGTTGCCCGAGAGCTACAGCAGTTACATGAACTCTCTGAGGTGATACGCTCCGTGGCAGATGTGCACCTGCTGGCGAATGACTACCTGATGATGATGATGAAATTTTTTTCCGCGTACTAGGTTTGATTAGAGACCGAACATCATATAAATAAGCACTAGGTATAAATTTTAGAACATGCTCTTTATATTTTAGTTTTTCTCCGTTTAAAATAATTTCATCTTCACCCCATTTATCATAATAACATTTGGATAAAAAACTGATAATAATAGGACTATCTCTGTCTACATATTTTTTTGTTATTGGATTAATCCATTCTTTAACATTATATTTATATAAATGCTCTAATAAATTATAACAATGATATTCATTAATTTCATCATATCTATTATAAAGTGTACTTAAACTAGGGTTTATTTTTCTTGGTTTTAATTTTTGAATGGACATAATATATTATACTACTTTATAATAATATATTTAAAAAAAATAGATATATAATTTTAATCAGCGTTACTTAATTTACTTTCATTCCAATTACTTGCAGCTAATTTCATTAATTCCTTTCTCTCTTTATCAGGAAACTCAATTGTTAAACGCGCCATCTCATCTTTAACATATAGGTTATATTTTGTAGGTTGCTTCTTAATAGCGACACCATCAGTATCAAATTTTACTACGCGTTTTTTAGTTGCTCCAACTTTCGATGCATCTTTGAATGCATTAATCACGATTTTTTTAGTTTCGTCTAGAGTATATTCAGTTTCCTCTTCGAACGCTAATTGAAGACACTCCATAATTTTTTTACCAGATGTATTTTTTGAAGAACTCATTATAAATAATTATAATAATTTAGTTTTATATAATTTTATATATATATTAATATAATAAAGGATTTATTGATAAATGAATGACCTATTAATTTCTTTTTTAGGAGAAGAATATAAAGATTATATTGAATATAAGGACTTATTTAAAAAACTGAATGAAAAACTTGATGTAGTATTGTACTTATGTGATAATGTGTCAAATGACAGAATAAAAAATTATATAATAAATACTATTGAATGCGGAGATTATTATGATAATTATGAAGATTTAGGAGAAGGTGTTAGCATTATAGATGATAATGATATATTTGATAAAATTACAACCGGCGAAGAATATAAAAAATTGTTAGAATATACTGCAGATAATCTAAATAATATATATAAAAAGTATAATGAATTTGCAGAAGAATATGTTAATATTGAAAAATATAACGACGATACATATAAAGACCCTAAATATGATTTAGAAAAACAAAAAATGTATATTGGTGAAAAACTAGAAATTATTGTTAGCAAATTAGAAACACTTAAAATAGAAAAATCTAAAGATAATATAAAGTTCAATATTATATTAATTGACAAAGATAGTTTTTTAGATTACAAAGTGTTCAAGAGAATATTCAAAAATTTACACATTATTGAGAAATCAAATCGAGAGAATGATAAGGATTTAATAGAATTTAAAGGAACCCTTACAAATATATACAATCAAATATTCTTAGATTTAAGTAGAGAATTTAATGAATATAATTTAGAGGTCAAAAAATTTATAACTATAATTAACGGATTAGTAAAAGTTTTAAAAAGTAAAAGTTCTTGATAATATTATTTATTTCCATTTCGAAGTTCTGCAATTTCTAGTCTCAGTTCATTTATTTCTTTTTTGAGAGCTTTTATAGATTCAACAAATAATGGCGCCATTTTATCATAGCAAATTGTTAAATAATTTTCACCACTTTTAGATACAAGATTATTATAATCATCGCGTATCATATCAAATGGAGCTGGTTTAACTACTTCAGGAAGAATAATTTGTACTTCCTGCGCGCTTAACCCGACCTCATTAATTTTTTTAAAACCATATTGCTGTGCTAAATTATTTGGAACATAATGAAACCCATTTATTTTGTTAATTAAATCCAATGGATTTCTTATATTTGATGTGTAATCTTTTAATCGATCATCAGATATACTGGTTATATACCTAATTTCTTTACAATATAGGTCACCCTCAACGCGTAGGTCTGCACCTATTTTAACATTAGAACCGTATGATATATTATTATTATCAACAACTGTCCATCGTGATTTATTATCATTAATGCGACCTACCAAAATATTACATGTCGACACTATATAATTAGAAGTATCGCCTATGGCGTCTCTAGAAATTTCTTCAGTATCAATAATAATATTATTAGCGGGAATCAATCTTACTTGTTTACACCATATTATCCCGTCGACAATTATATTAGAATGGTAAGATATTTTATTATCATTAATAACTCGCCAAGGTGTCTTACTATTTATATATTGATTTAAAAAATTACTAGTTTCTACTACATAATTGCTAGTATCATTAATACTACCTACTAGAATATTACTTGTAGATGTAATGTAATTGCTAGTATCTTCTAAGACATCTCTATTATTTTTTTATAATTACCAATAATATTAACATCACCATTATTTGTAATATTAAATACATTTGTATTATGATTTGATGCGACAAAAATATCATATGTTGTACTACTATTACTCTGCTTTACCATTAGAGCAACAGAAGTATCATTAATATTAACTACTTCTAAATTGTCTGTTGTATATACTATAGTTTCTAGATGGGTTGTATTACCGCGAACTACTAAATTAGAATTAACAGTCAAAGTACCATTTAGTGTCAAGTCTCTATTATATTTATCATTAACTATAAATCTATTATTTGCATCAGGTTTTTCATTAATTAAATCTGTAGTTAATTCGGTAATTCTCTGAGAAATAATATTGCTTGCACCCATTATTTCTGTTAATATTCGAGGAACCAAAATATTACTTGTTTCAAAAATATAATTACTTGCATATCCAATTTCTGTTATTATACGTGAAACCAATGTATTACTTGTTGATAATACATAATTGGAAGTATTTCTTATTTCATTAGACAATCTAGTTTCTATATATTCAATATTAGCAACAATATCTCCATTAACACCACTTAAATAGTCTACCCCATTTTTTATAATATTTCCTCTTATATGAAGTGTTCCGCTACTGTCAATAAAAAATATTTCGCTCTCATTATTAGGTTGTTTATATGTTATTTTGAAATCTCCATCATAACTGTATATATTATGTCTTTTATCAATTCTTTCTATTTTTTCGTCTTCGACTTTGTTCGCTAATATTATTTGAGGATTAAAATTTTTCTTATTATAATTAGTAAGTTGTATATCTATTTTATCATTATCATTAGTCCTATATTTTTGATAACATTCTGTAATTCTAATTATGTTATTTAAAGGAACATCCGGACGGTCTCCTATTTTAATTACAAAATTGTCTCTCATTACAACTGGTGCGCTTTGAACTATATCAGAAACATACCTAGTACTGTCAGTATATAAATTAGAAGTTGTAATATCTAATATATTAGAACTGGTAGTTATAGAACTGGTTGTTAAACTATTTATTGCATTGTAATAGTCAACCGTAACATTTGAACTACTTACCGCAATATAATAATTACTGTTTGTTTTTGTATTAGGAATAATATTTGAACTATAAATATTAAAATTATTAGTTCGTTGTATATCAAAATTTCCAAAATATTCTTTTGTAGGGTCATAATAAAAAATATTTGAAGTTTTTGTTTCTAAATAAACTTCAGTTCCTGATATGTTATTGATGTAATTCAAGGTATCATTTATGTGCAATTTTTTCCTATAATTATCTATTAGGGATGGAATTTGAGTTATTTGTGTTCTTTCATTGCTAAAATATGTATATATTGTATTATTAAATGTTATAAAATTGCTAGTAATGTTATTACTAACATATGCGCGAATATTACTAGTATATGTTATTGCATTAGATGTATTTATAGTATCTAAATATGTAGGGATTTTATAAGTGTTATAGTATTTATAATTAATCGTTATATCAGAAGGAGGTGTCGCATTTACTAAACTCATGGTAAATGTAGGTGGAACAGAATTTATGACTTCATTCGTTTTAAATTTTTCATTTCTATTTGTTATTACATTACTATCATATGATAATGACAAATCAATATTAAATAACACATTCTGCAAATTTACTTCTTCTGATGGGTTATTAAATCTAACGTCATAATTATTTGCACTTTTTAGACTTGATGTAACCTGATAATTATTTGTTTTTTCTATTTTAGTTCTTGCATCACTTAAAAAAGTAAACGCTAAAGGTATATTAGAATGTATAGATGAATATGATATATTTCTAAAATTATGTAGAGTTTTATAAACAATACTATTGTTTGTTATTTGAACATTTGAACCATAAATATCTTTATTACCAAGATTTTGAGGTAGAATATTATATACAATCTCAGATTTATATTCTTTATTTATGTTTTCGCTAGTAAGATTCAAATTAGAACTATATGTTCGCGCAGGTAGTACTAAATTACTTGTATAATATGTAATATCTGTATAAATTTTATCCTGTGTGTATCTCCCGCTAATAATTATAGGTTCTTCATCATATTCACTATTAATAACAACTGTTTGCCTTGCGGGATTTGGTTCATTAAATGGTTCATTGAAACCAAATTTAGCACCTTTTCGCATTATATAATCATTTGTATAAGGAGAAATTGTAAAAATGTTTTTTAATTCATTATCATTAATATCTATAATAGAACCTGATTTATTTGCTACACCTATATTAAAATTATAATAAGTTTCACGATTTCCTGATGATAATACAGTATATTTGTTGCTTCCTCCATATGTACTAACCATATTTATTCTTATAGGTTCATTTGTATTTGTTATTTGAATACTATTTTTATTATCATTTGCAATATGTAAACTAACATTACTGAAGTTATTTATATTTTGTCCTAACCGCGCATATGTTTTTGTATTAATATTGTTAAACTCGACAAATGGTTTATATTGCTCATCCTTATAATAAGAAAATTTAAGGTTAGTATTGTCATTACTTTCATTTGATACCTTGAACTCGACTTTATTTTTAATATTAGTAGGGGAATTATCATTTGCAGTTGTATAAAAATTTTCTTTATGAATACATAATTCAAACGCAGAAGAAGCAGGAATATTATTTGAATATGTAATAAATTTAGCGACTGATATTGCACTATTATTTTGCTTAACAACAAATGGAATTTTAGTATTAGTAGTATTTATTGAATCAACTATAATAGATTCATTTGGTTTTAAAATAATATTTTTACCAGAATATTCAATATCTTCGCTGTCACTTAGGGTATTTAAGTTATTGTAAATACTACCCTGTGTATTTACAATAGGTGGTAATATATTCTGATATACAGAAATGTTTCCTATTTTATTTATACTAAATTGAAAATTACAACTTTTGTTATCTATAATATTAATATTACCATGTACTTCTAAATCCCCATATATTGCAACAGCAGAGTTTGGTATATCAGTAAGTTTTTTATGCACATTCGGATTATTGAAATCTGTATGATAATTTGCTTTATTACTATTATAATACATAGACATTGCAAATGTTGTCGGTTCCATAGTCTTATCTGTATATCCAAATTGCAAAGGACCAATTTTAATTCCATTGATATCTCTTGCATTTTTATCGCTAATTCTATGGTTTTTATAAATAAACCATCTTTCCAAATTTTGGTCATCTCCTCCATCTCTTTCATATTCGCAGATATCAATACCACTAAACCCTGCATCATTAAAAGTACCGCCGGCATTGATACCTCTATATATTCTTATAACAGAGTTGTTGTAATCTTCAGTAGTTGTATTACGTATATGCAATGGAACTTTAAGAGTATCTTCTTTATTCCATCCTATTGCAATTTTATTGTTGATATAAAAACCATCAAGATTAGGTGTTGATTGCAAATTTCCAATAAGTTTATTATTTAGATAATATGCGTCAGAATTAATACCATATTTTACATTAAAACCTTTCATCTCTTGCGAATATAAGGAACCGGTATTATAATTAATACAATATTTATAAGTATTTTCATTAAATATATTAAAATAATCCTTACCATTATACTCTATGAACCCTGACATTCTGCTCAATATATTATCTTTTGATATATAATACTCTGTAGCAGCTATTTTTCCGTTTATATCTAGATGTAAATTTGAATTAGGTATTTTTTTATTTATACCAACGCCATTATCAGTAATAGAAAGCGCAGGTGTATAAGAAGGGTTATAACGTAAATTTTCAATATCATAAGAAGGATAAAAATATATATTGTTCTTTACACCAAAAATATTATTATTTGTATTAATTATTAAACTTTTATCATTATTCCCAGTATATGATATTCTGCCAATATTTGCAGTATACTCATCTGTTTTTAAAACTACTTCAAAAATATTACTTGAATTACTGTTCTTTTTAACATTTAATACACCTGATTTATCTGCATTTCCAACGCACACTTTATTAGGGAAAGAAATATTATCCTGAAAATCCAAAGTTGCAATATTACTATGAACATATGTAAAGAAAAAGTTAGACCCGTTTTCTTCAGTACGCACAGTATATCCACGTGTTAGGTCTCCTATGTCTATAGGATTAATTCGCTTTTCATGTATAAATAAATCATTCTCTACAGTTATTTTTTTAGTAACTATTTCATTAGTAAAGTTTGCTTTACCTTCAAAGGTTGCATCTTTTTGTATTGTAATATATTCTGTAATTATATTTGATGTATTTAATGTTTTAGTATTTGATATATTTTCTGTATTTAATTTTTTCGCTTCTAATTCATTTAGAAATTTATAATTATTATCTTTAAATTCCCCTCCTTTTATTTGCGAAGGATTAATATCTCCTAAATCCCCTGCGCGAAGGTATATATTATCAATATGATTATAAAACCCTGTTCTGTTATCTTTAATTATTATATCATCAAATTTAGATGGTCCATTAACATCTAACTTACATATGTGATTGGAAGAAAGATAATCACGATTCAATATCCCTGATTCGTATCGAGGTACCTTATAATCTATATTTCCACTCTTATCTTTTCCGATACATACAGTTCCATTACTATCAATCGCCATTGCTGGATGTCTTGCATCAGTATCACCTAAATATTTTGGAAGAGAATATTTGTTATACAATGAATTGATATCAGATGCGTTTTTGCTAACATGAAATTCTAAGGGCATTCCTAAAGTTGTTGCAATTACTGCAGGTGATATATTACTTCCTCCAATAATACCAATTGATAACTTAGATAAATTATCATTTTCTTTAACGGGATTTGCGTAACCGATTGAACGCGTATCATTTCTAATTGCTAAATGAATATTATTAAAATCATTATTAGGAGTTGAATTAATATGCAAAGGATGTCTATTATTATATGTATCAACATGTCCTCCTAAAGTTATATAATTTGGAGTATATATGTTATTAACATCATACCCATATCCGTTTTTATAATCAAAATATGTCGATGTTCCAATTTTGAATGGTTGTGCTTGTGTATTTATATTTAATTTTAAAAATAATTCTTCAATTTTATCATTATTTATAGCAGTATTAAAAGTAACGTCTCTAAACTGAAACCCTGACGCTTTAATTGTACCATCGCATTGAATATCTTTGCTTACATAAAGTGATGCGTTTGGATCACGAATATTTGACATATCATATCGATTTGTATTAATTGCAACACCTTGATGATTGACATATAAATTATGTTTTGTGTAAAGTAGGTTATTTGAATATCCTAGCGTCCCTTGACTATCGCCGACAATTAAATATTCCCTATCATTCAATGTCAAATTATCAACATCTCGGATATCTATTTCTGTATTAATTCCAATACCCAATGAATCAATTTTAATTACAGGTTCGGTTCCTTGAATAATTAAATCGTTCATTATATATATAATACTATTTTATTCTAATTAAAAGAAATAAACAAATAATATTTATATAATAAAATGATATAATGAAAAAATGATATAATATAATACTATTATTATTTATATAATAAATGAAACGCATTCAAGGAATACATAACAAAACAAAGGATGTTGAGGTTATCAATCAACCATATAATAATAAAAATATTCTTCTTCAATCTAGAGACTTGCAAGAAATATTTAATAATAATGGGTTAAATGATATTAAATTTAAAAATATCGATTTATATCGCGTTGCATTTGTTCATAAATCATATTGTACTATGAAAAATATTGATTTTGATAAAAGTAATATCAATCGCCCTGCCGACTGTTTACCTCTACAAGATATGTCTTATGAACGTCTTGAATTTCTCGGGGACTCTCTTATAGGAATGATAGTTGCTAATTATTTATACAATAGATTTCCTGACCAAAACGAAGGATTTTTATCAAAAATCAGAACAAAAATAGTTAATGGTAGGATGTTAGGGTATTTATCAAATAAGATAGGGTTTCCTAAATTTGCTATAATATCTAAGCAGGTCGAAGAAACAGGAGGAAGAGATAATTTTAAAATCATGGAAGATATTTTTGAAGCATTTATTGGAGCATTATTTCTAGATTTTCAAACAGAGTATGACAAGGTTCAACTTCCAAATAATATTAATATATCCCCTTTTACTGGCGCTGGTTATTTCATAGTTGAAAGTTTTATTATTTATATAATAGAAAATTATATTGACTTCTGTGAATTAATAAGAATTAAGAATAATTACAAAGATATGCTAGTATCGTATATGATGCATAATCTTCAAGATGTACCTAAGTTTTACGAAGTTAAAATATTAATGAAGGATAATATGCGTATTTTTACGTATTGTATAAAAGACCGAAATAATGCTATAATTGCGACATCGACTGGGAGTAATAAAAAAGAGGCAGAGAATAATACAGCGAAGGAAGCGTTGTTATACTACAATGTAGATATATACGAATATAATTCAAATATATAAAGATATTATAGTATCAAAATATAAATATTTCTAAATATTTAATGGATAAATTAAATATCACACATCTTGTATTATCAGGAGGTGGTATGAAAGGTGTAATATTTATAGGGGCATTAAGATATATGTATATTGAAAATTTACATAAAAATATTACACATATCGCAGCGAATTCGATTGGTTCATTTGTAGCATTGTTTATTGCATTTAAACTTACTATAGAGGAGATAGAAAAAATTATTTATGATTCAAAAGATGATAAGGGTTTATGCAATATACCTACTAAAAATTATTATAAAATTATATCAAATTTAGGTTTATGTTCAATATCAAATTTTATGGAACATTTTAAAAAAATAATACGCGTTAAATATCCTGATGTTAATGATACTATTACTTTTAAAGAGGTCTCAAAAAGGTTTGGAATAAATTTATATTTTTCAACAACAAATATAAATAGATGTGAAAATCGTATTTTTTCTATAGATGATACACCTGATATATCTGTATTTACTGCTTGTGAAGCATCTATGTCAATACCATTAATATTTAACCCTATCGCTATTGACGGCGAGTATTATTACGATGGGGCATTTTCAAATAATTTTCCTATTAAAATATTTTCGCATGTTTCTAAAGAAAATATTATTGGGATGGTTTTATATAAAGAGAAAAATAACTATGAACCTTCGAATAAAAAAATAAATATTTTTTTCTTAATAAGACAAATTTGTAGAATGTTTGAAATATTGCGAATTAATCAAGTTACAGGGAATGAGATAAAAAAAGAAGACATAGATTATTATTTTATACCAAAAGATATTAGTATGCAAAATTCGATGAATATAGTTGTTAATAGAAAGGGAATTAAATTAGAATTATCCACGGAGCAAATTAATGAAATGATATTATATGGTTTTACTAGCATGATGCAGTATATTGATAAAAGGAAAGAATTATTATATAATAAAAATAAAATGAGATTACAAGATAATGAAGAATTATATATATAATATATACATAATATATAGTATTATATAATGAATAATGCACCATATATATTCCTTTTAGATTTAGATGGAACAATAATAGGTGATTGTAGTTATCAGTGTGATATTTATAATATACAAGAAATAATAAAAAAAAATATAGTATTAAAAAATACTAATATTAATTCAATAGAACTCGCTAAATATAAATCGTTATGCGATAAAATGCTAGATAATTGCTATAATTTACAATCTAAATTACTGAGACCTAACTTTGCTAAATTTATGTCAGAAATGAAAAAAATGTTTCCGAATAGTTTCTTTTTCATCTACACTGCTTCAGAGAAGACATGGGCGCATAAAGAAATTTTAATTATAGAAAAACAAAATAATATTAAATTTAATAGACCAATATTTACAAGGGATAATTGCTTAAAAGACAATAATGGCAATATTAAGAAATCAGTAATAAAAATATTACCGCAGTTATTAAAATCAATCAAAATGCCTAAGACGCATTCTATAGTTAATAATATAATGATTATAGATAATAACCCAACATTTGTAGATTATACAGATAATTTATTAATTTGCCCCACATATGATTATCTTAAGTTTCATAATTTATGGGAGAATATACCTAACGAATATGCAAAAATATCTGAACTTAAGCATTTTGTATCAAAATTAATAATGACTAAAAAAATGTATATTAAAAATAATCCTTCTAATACTGTAATATTAGAAAAATTACATAAATGGTTATATAGAAAATATAAAAAAATAAACAAATACAATAGCAAATATGACAATGATACCTTTTGGTTAAATCTTGCTACATTAATAAAACATCATAATATCACAGCATTTAATAAAAAAAATATCCATATGTTACATAAAAGTTTATAAGTATTTATACTATCATATAAATAAAAGTTTTATTTAATATATATATTAAATAATAAAATATAAATGATATATGTTAGTTTTGATATTGGTATTAAAAATCTCGCTTTGTGTATTTTAAAAAAAACTGAGAGTGAAATAAATATATTAGATTGGCGAATAATATCTCTAGCAGATAAAAAGAAGGATATCAAAGGAATAGATGATATATCTGAGAGAATATATATGGAACTTGATAATATAATAGGGAATTTAAAAGAATTAGGGATTAATGAAATAGATTATGTATTAATTGAAAATCAACCTTCAAATTTAAATGGTATTATGAAAACAATCCAATATATAATTTATTGTTATTTCAGTCTCTTAAAATATTGGGACAAAATTATTGATAATGTTGTTCTTGTTAATGCATCTCTTAAAACTAAAACGCACGACTACAAACCAGATATCCAAGTTAAGATGGATGAAACGCAAAAGACTAAAAATGACAAAGGGTTTCGGCGCGATAAATATAAGATGAATAAACAGACTAGTATAGAAATATGTAAAAATTATATTAAAGAAGATGCGTATTTATGTGATATATTTGATAATAATAAGAAAAAAGATGATTTATCAGACGCTTGTTTACAGGCGGTAGCATATATTAGACAAACTGCTAGCGATATACAGAAAGGCAATTATAATAAATTAACTTTTATGCAACAATAATATATGAAAAATAAATATTATTTTATTATATATATATAGAAGATACTATAATGGCTGCTAGTTGTGGAATGAGTCAAGATGGAGGAGCTAAAAAACGCAAATTATCACCTTACAATAAGTTTGTAAAAAAGATGTTCAAAGAACTTCAAAAGAAACACCCTAAAGAAGATGCGCCAAAAATCATGAAACGAATTGGCGCTGAATGGCGAAAAATGAAAAAATAAATTAGATAAGAAACCTATAAATACTTATTTAGTAGAAGCACGTGATGCAGATGATGATGAAGGAACCTTATTTACCTTTTTTGCAGCTAATACATTATTTTTCCCTGATACTTTAACTTTTGATACTTTAACAGCGCTGTAATGAGAGCAATAGAGTATTGTGCTATTTAAATTATCTATATATGTGTCGTTTCTTAAATAACCTTCTATTTTTTTACCAAATCCTTCTTTATATTCTATATTTAATTTAAAATAATTCATAACTTTATTATTAAGTTCTTTATATATTATGTTATCAAGAGTGATAACTTTGTCTTCTAATATTTTGAATTTTTTATTTAAAACTTCTCCGCTATTAAAATATTCTGCCTTCTTTTTTCCTTTTTTTGGAGAATTTGCACCTCCTTGATAATCCATACCTGCTTCTTCATTTTCAACTTCCCATAATTCATCATAACTTTCAATCTGTTCAGGTAGAATCGAATTTAACGCTAACCATTTAGTTAATTGTTTAGTACCTTCTAAATTGTCTGACCTTCTTTGTACAGCGGCTGCATTCATTTCCCACCATTCAAACCCATCTAACATAGATACAGTTCGGTCAATCCACCATTTAGGAGGTGGATTATTCCATTCTTTTGGGTCTCTGTATTTTTTAAAGAAAGATTCCCATACAGCCTCACTCGGTAATAATATATTTGGAATATAATCCCAATCATCACGACTAATGTAATAATTATCCGCTGGTTTAGCATATTGGTAAACTCCATCATAAGGAAGTGGAAATTTTAGTACTTTTTTAACATCACTACTATAATTATATGGTTGTTCATATCCTAAAGGATAATTTTTGCTATATATTCTCATATATGCGATTAATCTACGGATGTAATTTCTAATAAATAACCTTAACCCTTCATCATATTTTTTTAAATAATTCATACCATTCCCAGATATTACCCCTAAAAACTCTTGCTTGCGTAACCATATACCAATATACCAAGAATGTGTCGTTTTATCGTGATATGAGAAATCAATTTGGGTTGTATTACCGGAACTATCACCAGTCATATACTGCATGAATATTTCAGGATAAACTGCTAATTCTAAGATAGTTGCAATTCTTCTATAAAATTCTATTAATGAATTTATTGATGTGCTTTTATGGTAATCCGCCATTCTTAATACTGCATCACCAATATATGAAAGTAATAAATTTAATCTTGCGCAATTATTAATTTTATTTGTTCCATCTTTAAATTGCTTAAATAAAGCATCATATAATCCAATATTAAAATTTAAGGCATCATGGTTATCAAATTCATTATCAAATCCACCTGCTTCAATCCCGACCTTATAGAAATCGGATACACTAAAATGCGAAAGTCCTGATACCTTTTTTAAACAAACACCCATATTTTTACCAATATAGTCAAAATATTCACAAAAAAATATAATCCAATCTTGACTATTTATAGGAAATTTTAATTCTTCTTCTCTGTTTCTTGCAATCCTCTGTTTTTGTTTATCAGTTAATTCAGTTGATAAATTTTGCAAGTTATATTCTATTTCCTTATTTAGTGCATCTTCTCGTTGCTTTGCTTCTCTAGCTGCTTTATCTTGAATACGAGAACTTCTTCGAGTTGACATTTTTTACGGTTATTATCTATAAGTATAAGTAGATATTATTTAAAATATGGTTTCTAAATATGTTAAACCTTCTAATAATAATTACACAATTTATAGTATTTCAAATTGTAAATATTGTGATATGGCGAAAGAGCATATTAAAAAAAAGTCTGTAAAATGCAATTATATACACTGTGATAAGTTTATAGAAACTTGTAGAGAGAGAGATAAATTTTATGATTTTATTAAGCAATATACAATAATACCATATTTCTATTTTCCAATTATATTTAAGAAAGGTAAATTTATAGGAGGACTAAAGGAATTGTTAAATAAGAAATAAATATCAAAGTATATAAAGATATATTTATATCATAAATATATAATACAAACATATAAATGATTGCAGTTGATGGAATTATTCTTATTGTAAGTTGTCAAAAGCATCAAACAACAAGATTGAGAGAAAATAATCTTAAAGAAAATTATGAAAATTGGAAGGTAATAAAAGTTATTGGTGATTTGTTTTTAGATTGTGATTATAAACTTGAAGGAAACTTAATGACTATTAAGTGCGAAGATTCATATCTTCATATATTAAAAAAGATGGTATTATCATTGAAATATCTTTATGAAATCTTTGATATTAAAGAAGGTATTTTGCGTTGCGGAGATGATTTGATATTTAATGAAAATAATTTGGTTACCTTTTTAAAATCATCAAAAAAAAATAAAATTAATGATAATGAATATATTGATATTGATTATATGGGGGTGCATATTGATTTTACGGGTTCAAGTTATGACCCTAATAAACCTATAAATGATGATTTTTTTGTAAACTATTATAATTGTCACCCGGAGGATTTTGATAATCCCCAGCATAATCTAAAAGGTGTTGATATTGCAAAATATAAAATGAGACCATATGTTAAAAATTATATAGCGGGTCCATTGATTTATTTTTCAAATAAATCTTGCAAAATATTAATAAATCATATGAGTAATATTGATTATAATATATATCATTATGATGATAAAACTGAAGGATATCCGTATCATTTAGAAGATGCGGCAATATCATATATATTACTTCCTAATAATATAAAATTAATAAGTGCAAATTACTGGTACTGTGATATTGGGGTAGACCCACAAATGTATATTGCATTACATACAAATAATTATAAATAAACATAGATTAATCTATATAAAAAAGTATATAAATGAAAGTTTATAAATAAAAGCATATAAATGATTGCAGTTGATGGAATTATTCTTGTGATAAGTTGTCAAAAGCATCTAACAACAAGATTAAGAGAGATTAATCTCAAAGAAAATTATGAAAATTGGAAGGTAATAAAAGTTATTGGTGATTTGTTTTTAGATTGTGATTATAAACTAGAAGGAAACTTAATGACTATTAAGTGCGAAGATTCGTATCTTCATATATTAAAAAAGGTTGTATTATCATTTCAATATCTTTATGAAATCTTTGATATTAAAGAAGGTATACTAAAATGCAATGATGATATGATATTTAATGAAAATAGTTTGGAGAGTTTTTTAAAATCACCAAAAAAACACAAAATTAATGATAGTGAATATATTGATATTGATTATATTGGTAGAACGAATTATGGTTTTGAGTCAAGTGGAACATCGAGTATGATTATACAATATTATCAAAATCATCCTGAAGATTTCAATAATCCTCTACATAATCTAAAAGAAGCAGATATTGCTAAATTTTCAAAAATTGTGCAGATAAATATAAGATTTGCATTTGGACCATTAACATATTTTTCAAATAAGTCTTGTAAAATATTGATAAATCATATGATGAATATTAATTATGATATACATCATTTTGATGAAAAAACAAAAACATATCCTTACGCGATTGAAGATTATTCAATAGGATATATATTATCTTATAATAATATTAATGTTATTCATTCAAATTATTGGTATAATGATGCAGATAATTTAAGTTTAACAGATGAATATAAAAATAAATTAATAGCACTTCATACTAATAAATATAAATAAATTACAAGTTTTTAATCATATATGTATCAATTAAATTATATCCTAGTTTTTTATAGTATTCTCTTACGCCTGTGCCACTAATTATTGCAACCTTTGTATACCCATTTTCAATAGCAATTTCCTCTGCTTTTGCAATAAGTTTTTTTCCAAACCCTTTATGTTGCATAGAACCTTCTATATTATTTCCAACACTATTTAGATTAGAATATACATGCAATTCTCTTATTAAAGCACACCCTTTAATACAATCTAATAAGTTTTTATTTTCTTCTTTATTTAATCTAAGTCGCAAGAATCCAATTAAATAATTTTTTTCACAATCTGTATCAAAACTAATATGATATTCATCGCTGTCTGATGCAGTATAAGTTTCAATATTTATTTTAATATTGTCAATAATTACCTTATTCCCTTTAATTTCTCGACATCTGATGCATTTACAACCCCATTTATTTGCTTTCATATCGTCCTGTAAAAGTTGCCTCATATTTACAAACTTTTTTGAATAACCACCTTCTATATAATGCCCTGGTATGTCGCGAATTATACGATTAAGTCGCTTATATTTTTGAACATTTTTTTTAAAATCTTTTATAAGTTCATACAAAAGCAGATCATCATAAGGAACATAAGTTCCTTCGTCAAACCATTTTTTTATTTTAGTATATGGAACTATTGCAGTTGGGTATATTTTATATTGGTCTACTTGTATCCTTTGATCATATAAGATTTCTTCAAGCATTTTTTTATCAATATCGTAAGAAGAACCAGGTAAATTAGGCATTATATGTATATCAACCTTGAAACAATTATTTTTAAGAAGTTTGATTGCTTCATAAGCACATTCAATAGTATGCCCTCTGTTTATTTTTTTTAAAACATTATTATTTGTATGCTGTACACCTAATTGTATACGTGTGCAATTATAACGACGAAAGTTAGAAATTTCAGATATATTAATAGTATCAGGTCGTGTCTCTAGTGTTAATCCAATAATATGTATTTTTGATGTTTCATTTATTTCTATTTCCTCTTCTAAGGTTTTCTTAGAACGTTTTGGTTCATTATCAAAATAAATATTTGCAGAATAATACATATCTGTTATAAAACTGTCTTGATAATTACGTGGATATTCGCTCCATGTTCCTCCTAATACAATAACTTCCAACTTATCTGGAATATGTCCCATATTAATAAGACTTGATATGCGCGAGTTCATTTGCTTTATTGGGTCAAAATCATTAGCATTTGCGCGCAATACTGCAGGTTCTGAATATAAATAACTTCTAGGTTGCGCAACCCAATTATTACCTTCGTGAGCAGGTTCATTTGGACAATAAGCACAATCATGTTTGCATGAAAAACGGGCAGTTTTAACTTCGCCATCATCATCAATATATTTAGGATGCGCAGATGTTAAAATAGTGATTACAAGAACACCTGAATTTGATTTGCACTTTTTTTTAGTTATAAGATTTCGTAACTGTTGATTATCCAAATTAAGATATTTATATATTTTAATAAATTCTGAATTTGAAATAGTATACTTATATTTTTTTTGAATATTCTTTTTAAACTTATCAATATCACCTATCGTATGAAAATTATCAATATTATTTTCAAATTCATCCGCAATACTTTCCATTAAAGAATTAAATATTCCGTTTTCTTTATATTCTTTATGGTCATTCATATGAATGTCTTCTATATCTGTTGTTAATACTTGAGGTTCAGATATAGAATATGAAAATAAATTATTAAATGTTTTAATAATATTCATATTTATATGATATGATTTAAGATACTATAAATCATTTTTTATAATAAATTTGTTCTGAATTAATATTTAAAATATAAAAAATGATTTAACGTTATATAAAGTATAACAAGAACAAACAAAGAACAAACAAAGAACGAGCAAAGAACAAACAAAGAACAAACAAAGAACAAACACAACTAAACCAGCGATAAGACGTACCTAAGACTTTTAAAAAACAATGTTTAATTTTCCTTATCATCATGAAAATCCTGTACACATGCATGATAAAATATACGGCGAATATGATATTTATTATTATTCAATGCGTATTCTGAGCAATCATCTATCTAATTTAGAAAAATATCAAGGAATGTTTAAGATTGACCTTGATAATGCAGATGATTATTGTAAATTAGAAATGAATATCGGAGATAGAATTATCACAACTAAAAATGAATTACCAAATGAAAATATAGTATTCAAGTTAATTAAAAATCTTAATAAAGAGCATTTCTTGAAGTTTATTAAAAATTATTGTAGAAATAATAATATTTCTTATACTACTAATCTGAATGATATTAATATGAGGAAATTCCTAGTATATGCTTGTATTGAACTTATTAGCATATATAAAAATGATATGATTAATGGATGGACAGGTAATAAATGGGAAAAAGTAGAAAACCCATTGTGTAAAACATATAAATATGGTTGATATAATCTTAATACTATATCTAAGAGGATTAGTATAATATAAAAAATAAAGTAGACTCAGTATAATGTATTATAATTAAATAATAATAATATATATATATATATATATTTTTTATATTTAGCGATATATCCTGCTTATTCATTTATTTTGTTGTGAAATTTTGTATTGGGAAAATCATCGTAAAAGGATTCTTTATCTAAGAAATCTATCTTATTAAATGTGCAATTTAGGTTTTTTTGCTCATTTATTTTTATACAACAAAGATTAATACTTTTTAGCAATTCTTTCATATCTTCATCTAGTTCTTTCATTATATAATAAATATAATTATTAAAATTATATAATCATTTTTTATCAAAAAGTAATCGCATATTTTTTTCAAAATTTTTTCGCAAAATAATTTCATCTTTAGATAGTAACCGTTTTCTCAATCTCTCAAAGTAATATTTTAGCAATAAAAACATATTTTTAAATGTTATTTATTTTATATAAATGCATCATTTTTTTTATATAATTTATAATTATAATGAAAATATGGCGGGATGTCTTCGTATATTACCATTGCATCAGGAGGTAATACTTTGATATTATATTCATTTGCCCAATTACCTATAGTCTCTGTATTAAACAAATATTCATCATCATTGTAATCATCTGTATATAAATTAATCATATTATATCTATACATTTTCTGTAAATATGCAAACATTATTCTGTATTATGTAATTATTATATTAACTATTATAACATTTATATATTTAATGTTCTAGTATTTTTTCTAGGTCTCCCGACACCTCTTAATATTTTAATGTCAGCAGCGTCTTCAATGATAGATGTGATTTCTTCATCACTTACAGACAATGTTTCAATATTATTTTCATAATTATCTATAGATATATTATTATGAACATTATTAATAATATTTTCAATATCGTTTGTTGGTTTTTGTCTTAATTCTGTTATATTAGGTTGATTTCTATTTGCGTTATTAGACGGTACCTGCATAGTTGGTTGCATAGACATATTTGACATAGGCGAATTTAAAGAACTAAATAAACTACTTACCATATTAAATAATCCTCCACTATCGCTACCATTATTATTACTATAATTATTCATAGGTATATTTTGTGCTGGCGAGGACTGTTGATAATTATTTCCCATCATATACTGTTTTGCAGCTGCTTGTTGAAATTGTTTCATTAAATCTGGGTCTGATTTAAGTACATTCTCAACATTAGGCATAGGTTGTTCTTTAAACATTCTGCTTGTTAGATTAAACATAAATGCGCTACCAGATAAAGATATAAATAATCTTAATTCGGGTGCCATTTTTTTACCTGTCGCCTTATATTTATAATGCAATTCTTCAAAAATATCATCATAATCATTAATATTTTCATTAACCTGTTCAGACCATCCATCTAATTTTATAGTAAATGGGTCGTATCTACTATTCATATATTCAGTTCCAGAAATAAACGCCATTAACATTTTTTGCTGAAATCTTATACTTCCATCAAGTTCCTTTTCACGTATTAAACGATTATATTCAGTTCGCATTTCTTCTAAGTCAGAATTCATGTTAAACTTAAATGGTATTTTGAAACCCTTTGATTCTAACCTGTCCAATTGATATATTATTTCCCTTTTTTCATTTTGTTCATTCATAATTATTTCCTTTGCGCTTAAAGGTCTATTTCTTGTCCCTTTCTTACTATATTCATCATCATCTTCATCTCCCTCTTCATCTTCTTCATCATCGTCGCCATCTTCATCATCTTCATCATCTTCATCGTCGTCATCTTCATAATCATCTTCCTCGTCATCGTCGTATTTACTATTTGTATTTTTTGAATAAACATTGTTTTTATTTGAAGAATTATTTGCATTATTAGACCTCTTTTTGTTAATACTGCTTGCAATACTGCTATTATCACTCTCTTCATTATATTTTGATTTTTTAGATACACTTTTATTTTTATATATATTTTTCATATTTTTCATATATGCAGATTTATCATAGTCGCCATTAACTGAACTCGCCCTCGAAGAAGAACGCGAAGACATAGAAATTACATCTTCGCTTATCTTATTTCTATTAAATAAGGTATCGTCATTCATAAAATTATTTTGGGTTACTCTATTTTGCTTATGTGGTATATTAAAACCCATTTGTTTATTATTAAATGTATCTCTATTTAATTCAATTAAATCGTCATTTATATTATTAAGATTTAATGTTGTCATATTATATATTTAATTGAATATCAATTGTTTATATAATATTAATAATATTTAAATGTATATAAATACGCGCAGATAATAATAAAGGATAACATTTTTATAAAAAAACATATAAAAAGGACAGCGTATATATATTAAAATATGAAAATTCTATTTTTTGGTAGTAGAGGTTGGATTGGAAAGCAATTTGGGCAATATTTAAATAACAATGGTATTACCTATATTGACGCTGATGTACGCGCAGATGATGAAAAAGCGGTTGAAGCAGAAATTAAATTATATTCACCAACACATATTATATCATTTATTGGAAGAACACACGGTGAAGAATATAATACTATTGATTATCTTGAACTGCCAGGAAAACTGACTGATAATATTAGAGATAATTTGTATTCCCCATTAATACTTTCAATTTTATGTGAAAAATATAATATTCACTATACATACTTGGGGACCGGTTGTATATTTAGCAGTGATGACCCAACAAAGACATATATAGATGATGATGAAAAACCTAACTTTTTTGGTTCATCCTATTCAATTGTTAAAGGATTTACAGACAGACTTCAGCATATGTATTCTAAAAATACTCTTAATTTGCGTATTCGTATGCCAATAGTTAATTATGAACACCATCGAAATTTTCTAAGTAAAATTTTTAAATATAAAAAAATTTGCTCTATGCCAAACTCTATGACTGTTTTGGAAGATATGTTCCCTGTTATAATGGATATGATTATTAAAAAAACAACAGGGACATTTAATTTAGTGAATAAAGGTCTCATTGCACATAATGATATTTTGGAAATGTATAAAGAAAATATAGATAAGTCTTTTACATGGGAGAACTTCAGCGTTGAAGAACAGAATACTATTTTATTGTCAAAGCGTTCAAATATACAATTGTCAACAGATAAACTATACTCGCTTTATCCAGATATTCCAGATATTAAAACATCTGTTGAAAAATGTATTAAAGAATATTATATTAAATAAATATGCAAAATTACAAAATATTATATTTATATTATATAGAAGAAGATGGCAACTTATATAAAATGTGGAACTGTAAAAATGAATAACATAAATAAAATGATATACATGAAAGATGGAAATCTATATGTAAAATGCAAAGGTAAAAAAATGAATATTGTTAAATATATTCATTCTCTTGTGCATAAGAAAAAATGAATAATATAAATAAAAAATGATATATATAATTATTTTTATAACATATTATTAAATATGGTTAAATATGTATGTGATACTTGTAAAAAAGAATTTGAAAGGAAACAAACATATACTCAGCATATTAAAAAATGTAACAAAGATATTCCAGAAAAAATACATCGTCTAAATTATATTGGTTCTAAGTTTCAATTACTTGACTGGATTACAAATAATATGAAAGAAAAAACAGGATGGGATTCTTTTGCCAATAAGAGAATTGGAGATATGTTTTCAGGTACCGGTATAGTTTCTTATCATTTTAGAAAACATAATGCGCGTGTTATTTCAAATGATGCAGAATTATATAGTTCTATCATAACTCACGCATTCACGCGCTCAATATATACAGAAACGTGTAAGAATATTATAGACGAAATTCAAAAAGACATTGAAAATAATAAGCATTTAGATGCTTATGGTGCAATAGGATTTATTACAACACATTATAGTCCGTTTGAATTGTGTGAGCGTAAGTTTTTTACAATAGAAAATGCTAAATGTATTGATTATATTCGCAATCGTTTAGAATTATCTAAGGAAACCTTAACAGTTGATGAATATCAATTTCTCCTCGCTTCTATACTTTTAAGCGCAGATGCAGTTAGTAATGTTCCTGCAGTATATGGGTGTTTCCTGAAAAACTTCAAAGCAAAAGCAGAAAAACATCTCACTTTTGCACCGATACATAATAATACCACACCAGCAGTTAGCGATTCTAATACTTATAACTGTGATGTTTTAAACACCGATTTTCTTACATCATTTGAATGCGATTTAGTATATTTAGACCCACCATATAATGCACGGCAGTATTCAAAAAACTATTTCCCTTTAAATATAATTGCAAAAACACCTGAACAATTATTAACAGAAATGCCTTTAAAGGGAAAGACAGGTATTCCAACAGATTGCTTCATATCTCCATTTTGTAAAAAAGGAGATATTGCAGAAAAAGCATTTGATATGTTATTTAGTGAATTAAAAACAGAATGGATATTCCTCTCTTATAATAGCGAAAGCATAGTATCTAAAGAAAAAATGTTAGATATTATGAAAAAATATGGAGATGCTTCTGTAATTGAAAAAGATTATAAACGGTTTAAATCGTTCGAATATAACAAAGATGTTGAGATTAAAGAATACCTATTCTGTCTAAAGAAGACCTAGAATTCAATAATATTTAGATTTTCTTTAAAAATAGTTAATAAATTTTCGTAGCACCAGCGAATTGCCATATTTGTTCTACTTTTTGTATGAAATTGAAACTCGAGCAATGCTGTTTCATTATCTTCATTTATAATTTTTAGCGTCGATGAATTTTTCCAATCCTCCCAGTTACAAGTCCATTTGAACGAATATTTAGAAAATTCAATAGGCGTTTTTAATGTTATATAACGAATTGTATCTTTTTCTTTATTATAATAAATATTAGGACAATCAAACGTGTATTCTAAAAGAACTGGAATTATTTTTATTATTTCTGTTTGAATATATTGTTTTAGAGAAGGGATTGATGTATATTCAATCCCAATTATTTCACAGAACTTCTTTGGTTGAGACTGTCCTATAACTTGCGGGGCAACTTTTCCAACACCTTTTTTGGTAGATTTAGCAGATAGATGTATTGTATTGTCTGTGTCACAAGTAAAATCATATCTTGAACCTTTTTTTGCTGTATGAGTACATTTTGGGAATATTTCAACAAGTTTAGAAAGACGTGATTTTAGTTTTTCAGGTATTTCCATACTATACTTAAATTTTCCATCATATTGAATGTCATACGCTAAGCATATCGCCATCTCAAATATTTTTCCGGTATCTTCTGTTTGTAATATGGTATTACTGCAATTACCTTCTTTTTTTGATAATGCTTTTTTAGACATTACTTATTCTTGATGTTTTTTAATATATAACACAATCATTTTTTTATATATCAACCATTATATTAGAACTAATTAATCATATACTGATAATCTTATCAAATTTATCAATATAGTTATCAATTGAACCATTGTTAATTAAAATGATATCATATGGTATAGTCATATATTCTAACTCAGATATATGAGTATCTTGAGTATCTTGAGTATCTTGAGTATCTTGAGTATCTGCACGAGAAGTACTTGAATATGGTCGTATAACTCTAATAATTACTATATCTTCCTTTCGTATTTTTGAAATAGTATATAACATTTCGAATTCATGAATAAATCTAAGGTCGCTAATAACAAATTTATGTTCTTCATTTTCAGTTATTCTATCTTTTATGTAATTCTTTAATGTAGTTGCAAAAAAGTTTTTCTTTATATTTGGTAATATTTCTTGTATTTTATCTTGCATTATTTCAGTTCCTATGAACTGTAAAGCGGTCCTTGGAGTTATACCCCAATTTATATCAATAATATCTTTTTTATTACTGCCACTATCTACTCCAATTCCTACTTGTTCATCATCAAAATTAAATAAAGATTTAACCGCATGTTTTAAAGGTGTTGCAAAAGAAACCCTTTCATAATTATATTTGCGTACTAGATGCTCCGCTAATACATCTTTACCACTCCTTTTAGCACCACAAATCGCAATAATTTTTGGCATTTTATTTTGGATTGGTATATTTGCAGACATATTAGAATATTATTATAATATATTAAGTATTATATTATCATTTTTTTTATATAAATAATATCATTTAAAAAATAAAAATTGATATTTAAGAATTATTTATTAATTAAATACAAATAATAATGTTTTCTAACCTTTGCTGGGATATTCTTGACATTTATTTTCAAAAGGGTGGTTCTCCTGAATCATCTAATCAGTTAGTAAAGCATCAAATTGATAGTTATAATAAGTTTATTGACAATACGTTAGGGCAAATTATTGGAGGTTTTAATCCTATTAAGGTTAAAATTATTAATCAAAAACCTGAACTGCCTGATAATACTTATAATATATCTATTAATATCCTTCAACCTAGTATTGTAAAACCTAATTATCAACTTCCTGATGGAACTCAAAATATTATGACACCATATATTGCACGCATGAATAATATGACATATTCTAGCGGTATATATGTTAATGTTCATATTTCCACAGAAATTACAAACAAAAATGGGATGACTGAGAAGTTTGATAAAACTGTAAATGGTGTATACATTGGAAAAATTCCAATTATGGTTCGCTCAAAATTATGTGTTCTTAGTCAGATGCAAGGGATATGCGAAGAGAATAAAAACGAATGCATATATGATTTTGGCGGTTATTTTATTGTTAATGGGAATGAAAAAGTTTTAATATCACAAGACCGTATCAACGAAAACAAGGTCCTCGTTTTTCACCCTAATAATAATGCAGAAGGTTTATATGCAGAAATTCGCTCTATGTGTGATTCTACATATCTACCTCCAAAAACAACTTGCTTAAATATGAGTGGTAAATTAAATCATATGGGACGCATTATTCGCATTAATACATCATTTATTCGCTCAGAGGTTCCTATATTTGTAATATTTCGCGCTCTTGGTATTATTAGCGATAAAGAGATTATTACTCATATTGTATACGATACTGATAAAGATAAAAATCAACGTATTATTAATGAACTTATGGCGTGTTGCGAAGATGCATGTGATATTAAAACACAGGAGCAAGCAGAGAATACGCTAATTAAGATTATGATTGGAGTTAATAAGAATAATGACCACGAAACTAATAAAAAGCAACTTCATAATAATCTTCTTAATGATTTTCTCCCTCATGTTGGTAAATCTTATAGACGTAAAGCGCTTTATGTAGGTTATATAATTCGCAAAATGATACGTATCTATTTGGGTTATGATACATATGATAATCGCGATTCTTATATTAACAAACGTGTAGATACTCCAGGTGTATTAATGAGTAATTTATTCAGACAGTGCTATGGTAAAATGACAAAGGAACTAAAGATTGCAATTGAAAAAGAACTTAATTTATGGCGCGGAAATGCTAATATCCCCATATCTAATATTATTTCTGATATTAGTATTCACAGATTTTTCAAGCAATCACTTCTTGAATCATGGATAAAATATTCTCTTTCTACTGGAAACTGGGGCATTAAAAGTATCGGAACATTTCAAAATATTAAGCAGGGAGTATCACAAGTTCTTAATCGTATGTCTTATGCAAGCACATTATCACATTTAAGACGCATTAATACTGCGATGGAAAAGAATGGTAAACTTGTACAACCACGTAAATTAGACAATTCACAGATTGGCATGATATGTCCTGCAGAAACACCTGAAGGAAGTTCTGTAGGTTTAGTTAAGAATATGGCACTTAGCACGAATATTTCAATTGCGATGAATAGCACACATATTCGTAGAATTTTGGTAAATTTAGGTGTTATTATATATGATGATTCATATAATATGGAGAGTTCTGAAAAATCATCTATCGAATTTTTGAAGAATATGGGAAGCGAAGACAATGTATATATTATGGTCAATGGTGATATTATTGGTTATTATACTAACCCTGATAAATTATATTCTACATTGAAGCATTATAAACGTAGCGGTATTATCAGTCCTACAACTTCAATTGTATGGAATATACAAAAGTCATGCATAATTGTTAGCACAGAAGCGGGAAGAATGTACGTACCACAATATATTGTAGATGTTGACCCAGAAACTAATAAGCGTGTTCTACGAATTGAAAGAATATTAAAAAGAAAAAATATTAGTTGGAGCGAATATATTGCAGATAAACATTTCAATTATTTTATAGTTCCTAATGAAGTGTCTAAAAACCAAGATGACCCCGAATCTTATTTAGATGAAGAAGGATTTATTGAATATATGGATTGTGAAGAAATAAACAATGCAATGATAGCAACTTTTCCCGAAGATTTGAATGAAGGCATCAAAGGAACTGCTCTGCCACCATTTTATACACACTGTGAACTTCATCCAAGTTTAATGAATGGAATTCTAGGGGTTAATATTCCATTCAGCGACCATAATCAATCGCCTAGAAATTGCTATCAATGTGCAATGGGTAAGCAAGCATTAGGTGTATATATGAGTAATTTTAACAAGCGCATAGATACGATGGGTAATATTTTGAATTATCCTCAAAAATCTTTAGTATATACTAAACTATCTAAATATACAATGGCGCATAAATTACCTTCGGGTGTAAATGCTATTGTAGCAATTATGACACATACTGGTTTTAATCAAGAAGACAGTATTATGGTTAATCAATCTGCGCTTGATAGAGGACTATTTACAAGTACATATTATAAAGCGATGCGAGATGTATGTAATAAAAATCATAGTACCGGCGAAGAAGAAATATTTACTAATCCAACAAATATTTCATCGCAAAAACCATATTCATATGAAAAATTAAATGATGATGGATTTGTATCTAAAAATACATATGTTAATGGAAATGATGTTATTGTTGGAAAAGTTATGCCTAAGAAAGCAAACGGTGTAATTACTTACCAAGACAGTAGTTTAACTATGAAAGCAAATGATGACGGATATGTTGATATGAATTACAATGGTATTAATAGTGAAGGTTATAAGTTTTGTAAGGTTCGTATTCGCAAAAATAGGAAACCTGAGATTGGAGATAAATGTGCTAGTTGTAGTGCGCAAAAAGGAACTATTGGAATGATATATAGGCATCAAGATATGCCATTTACGAAAGAAGGGATTGTTCCAGATATTATTATGAACCCTCACGCAATTCCTTCGCGTATGACAATCGCCCAATTAATGGAATCTATTATGGGTAAAGCGTGCTGTCATATTGGAGCATTTGGAGATTCCACTCCATATACGGATTGTACTGTTGAAGGAATCGCGAAAGTTCTTGAAATGTCTGGTATGGAGAAATACGGTAATGAAATATTATACAATGGACGTACTGGAGAGCAAATACATACAGACATATTTATTGGACCTACATATTATCAAAGGTTAAAGCATATGGTTTCAGATAAAATTCACTGTCTGACTGCTGATCACGAAGTATTAACAAGTGATGGTTGGAAGTTTATTGACGCAATTACAACAGATGACAAGGTGGCAGTTCTTAAAGATGACAAACTAGTCTATGAAAATCCAATGGAAGTTCATAAATATCCTGAATATTCTGGAACTATGTATAATATTAGCAATTCACAGATTGACTTAAATGTTACAGGAGAGCACAAGATGTATGTGAAGTATAATAATAATCAAGATTACATATTAGAAAAAGCAAATAATATTATTGGAGATTGCGTAAGATATAAAAAAGATTGTGTATGGGATGTACCTGACTATCAGTTTATTATACCTGTAAGCAATAGTGAAATTAATATGGAGGCATGGTTAATATTCTTTGGTGAATGGATTGCTAGCGGATGCGATAACAAGGTTTTATATCAGTTTGGTTCTCATAATACAAATATATACGATACAAAGTGTATTATAGACTATCTTTCTAATAATATTTATTCGGATACATTAAGTATGCCTGAATGGGTATGGAAATTAAGTACTAAGCAGGTAAGAATATTGATGAAGTCTATGATATCTGCAAATATGAGAACTGGAAATTATAAGTATGATAATATGTTCTGTAGCAAATATGAGAGTTTGGCAGATGATATGATGAGACTGTGTATTCATGCGGGATGGAGTGGTATTAAAAGTATTTACAAAGATAATATTTGGAAGATTACCATAATTAAAAATATGAATAAACCATATGTTAATAATGTTAAAAAAGAAATAAATCATAAAGAGCAGGAATATAAATATAAAGGTGCAGTATATTGTATTAGTGTATCAACCGAAATATTTATGGTAAGACGAAATGGCAAGTCTGTATGGACTGGAAACTCAAGAGGATCAAATGGACCTATTGTAATGCTAACAAGACAACCTAGTGAAGGAAGGGCGCGATCAGGAGGATTACGATTAGGAGAGATGGAAAGAGACTGCTTCATTGCACATGGAACTTCTAATTTTCTGTCAGAGAGAATGCTTCATGTATCCGATAATTATAGGGTATTTATTTGTAAAAAGTGTGGTATGCACGCAAATGTTAATACTGAAAAAAGTATCTATAGTTGTAAATATTGTAAAAATAATACAGATATCGCACAAGTTAGGATGCCATATGCATTTAAATTATTAAATCAAGAATTATATACAATGAATATTATGATGAGATATGTATGTAATTAAAATAATTATATAAAATAATGAACGGTTACATTATTATATAATGAAATATTATTATGTATATAAAATATTTATATTATTTCTAATTTTTTATACAAGTAATAGTCATATGAATAATTCATTATTAAATAAAAACATATGCAAACAATTAAATAAAAGTGAATATTATTCATTTAATAAAAATATAGGATATTACATGTGTAAAAATATTGTTAAGAAAAAACAAACAAACCCATATGCTGTTATATCAAAAGATATACTAAGAAAATATGTATTTATAATTAATGTTGTATTAATATATATATTATTAAACAGTGTATAAATTAATTTTTTATTTTTATATTGAAATCATATAACATTATATAAACATTTAATATTATCAATATATATATTATGGGCGATAATTATAAATATTATAGGATTTTAGGAGTTGATAAAAACGCTTCACAAGATGATATAAAAAGAGCATATAAAAAACTTGCTTTTGAACATCATCCGGATAAGAATAAGGATAATTTGGCGGCATCTGAGGAAAAGTTCAAAGAAATATCAGCTGCATATAATGTACTAAGTAATGAAACAGAGCGCGCTAAATATAATGAAACAGGAGATAATAATTATAACAATGGTTCAGGTCAAGAAGTTCATAGAAACCCGCATGATATGTTTGATGCATTTTTTAGGAATAGAGGCGGACCTTTTGGAGGCGGTATGCAATTTGGAGAGGATGTTTTTTCGTTTGGAGGAGGAGGTGCTGGAGGCGGAGGTGGTAATCGAGGACCTAAAAAAGCCGCATCTTTGGAGAAAACTTTAGTATTTACACTGGATGAAATATATGAAGGTGTTAATAAGGATCTAAATATAAATATACGTAAATATTGTATTAATTGTAATAAAAAATGTAATAAATGCGATGGACGTGGCATAGTTCAGCAAATAATTAATTTAGGAATTATGCAACAAATATTTCAAGGGACTTGTGATAAATGTGATGGAACTGGAATAACAATAGAAGGAAAACCGGATTGTAAAAGTTGTAATGGCAGAGGATTTTTTAACAAAGATAATAAGGCGACATTAATTCTTCCAAAAGGTATTGATGAGAATTATAAAACTGCTTTTCCTGATTTAGGGGAACAACCAAAAATACCTAATATTAAACCTGGAGATTTAGTAATAAATATCAAGATTGAAGAGCATAAACATTTTATTAGGAAGGGGAATGATTTATATTATAAAACAGATATTTCATTTGTTGATTCTATTGTAGGAAAAGATATAGTAATTCCTTATTTTAAAGAAAAAATAAATATTAATACTAATATATTTGGTGCGATATCTAATGGTAAGAATTATTTACTAGAAGGGAAAGGAATGCCTATAGTAAATACTTCAAATAAAGGAAATATGTTTATTGAGTTTAATATCAATTATCCAAAAATAAAAAATAAAGATAAGTGCGAAGAACTTAGAGCATTGCTAACAGAAGTATTTTATTAGCGATAAGTATTTAGATATATTTAATATTCCATATTTCTTTTATTTTCAATAGCGTATAATATATTATATATAGGATCTAAATTTATATTTTGATTATATCCATATTTTTTTATAAAATTTGCTAGAAGTAACGAACTTTCATCTGTTAATCTTTTGTCATCATTTGATGTTATATAAAATTTATATTTTTTAGTCGCTAATTTCTTTTTATCAATATTATAAGTTTTTTCGTTATCCTTATTATAATAATCTATATATTTTTGTTTTTTTTCTGCTAAATCAAATATAGAGAATGCATTGCTAAATTTACTAACGCTGTCTGTTGGTGAAAATAATACAGGGGACAAAATATTATTTTTACCAAAAATTATCTTAGTTTCCTCTTTAACGAAATTATATTCTAATTTCAATATATAATCTTTTAAAATATTATTAGTATTATTTACATTAACAATATATATATTATATATATATGAATTATCATTGTCATTTATATTTAAATCAATAATATCATTAATATCTGTACATCTAGTCATTTTACTTGCAATACGATATATATAATCGCGATATAATATATAAAATATGATAACTATTATAATTAAAAAAAGTATAGTTATACCTGTTTGATAGTTTGATATTTTATTATCAGATATTGACGACAACTTATTTATATAATTATCTGAACTTCCTTCAATATTTTCAAATAATGTTTGAATATCACCAATAACATTTTTAATATCACTCATAATATAATGTCTTATTTATATATTATATATTATAATTATTGATTATATATTAATGTTATATTTTTGGTGCATCTTCGAGAAAATAATGTAATCTATGATTGTAATAGGATAATAAGGGTTATTTGAATATTCTTTTGTAAATTTTATTAATTCATTTGTTGTGTATGACTGAACAATATTATAATTTTTATCTACCGCGTAATACTTGTAATTATTACTGTTTATATTTCTGCTTATATCTTCAATAATATCGGTGTTCATTAAATCTAAACTATAATAGGAATATTTAAAACTATCAATAAAAACCTCATTATTATTTAATTCTAATGCTTTTTTCCCTTCATCTGTATTGATTAAATTGGTATATTCAAGTGCTACCTTATTATATTCTACTAAATCAACATTCTTTTTAGATTTTTTTAAAATAATATCTAATGCGTTCTTCTTCTTCTCTAATTTCTTTATTTCTTTTAGTATTGCAATGTAATCATTTATTCTATATATAAAAATATTTTTTTCATCCTCTGTATTTCCATATTCTATATAGGTTACCATTTTATTAAAGTCATATGTAATTTTGATAACAAAGTCTGACAGTTTTTTGATATTTTTTGTATTTATTATAATAATATTATAAATATATGGTGTTTCATTATAGTAGTTTTCGTCTATAATTTTAGAAATATTATTACATTTTGAATATTTCTTAGCATCTTTATATACTGTATCCCAATATACAAATGTACATATCATTATAATGATGCATAAATATAATACAGAATATATTAATCTATATATATCTTTTTTTTGAGTTATAATATTAATAAGTTGGCATTGAAAGTCAGCAATCGCCATTATTTTAATATTATATTATTCTTAATATAATATTTTAAATTAATTATTAAATATATATATACGCCATATTAGTTCTGAAGGTACTCTCAATATTATCTGTTTGTGGCAGATAATCATAACTTGCATCATCGCTAGGACGTACTATTTTCATATTTTTGTATTTATCTGCTTCTTCTCTATGTTTTATTGATTTAAATGAATTAGTATAAAATATGTTATCTCGTTTGTCTTCAATAAAATCATAAGTAAAATTATAATCAATATGCGTAGTATATTGTTTGGGGTTCTTACCATTTACAAAAGTCTCTTTGCATCTTTGCTGTGCTTCTTCATATTGTTCAGGAGTTAATACAGATTTAAAAATATTAAGTATAAAATTCTGAACATCTTTATTCTTATCTAATAAGGTTTTCTCGAAAAACCATGTAAAAAACCCCATTTCATTTAATTCTTTCCACGGAGGTATTTGCGCAAATGGGTTTGGAATAAAAAATAAAATTTTATTTATCATTACACCAATTAACCATAATATCAAAATTATTACTGTGCATAATGCAACAATCGCTAAATATATATAATATGCTGTATGTAAAGGATAAAAATTAACAATACGATATGTTATATTGGGTAATAACATAGCGGGTTGCTTCATTCCAAATGTATAGTCTATAAAATCTCTAACAATACTGCTAATTAAAGGAAGATTTGTTATAAAGACAATAATTTCGATAATATAAAAAGATATTAATATAAATAATACTAATAATGTTAGATATATTATCAAGTAGATTAAATTAAATTTCATTTCTATTTACTATATTACTAGATGATTTAATAGATAATTTAATAGATAATTTTATAAATAGAATTTTTTCCTCTTATAAATGTCACTGTAATACTTATTAAGTCCTATAATGCTTTTGTAATAAATTATAATTATTTTGTTGCAAATCTCATCGTATACGTCTTCATTTTCACTTCTATTATAATATTCGTCAAATATATTCATTACCTTATCTTCAAAATATTCATCAGAACCATTTGATATTTCTTCATATCCTTTTATAATTTTTAATTGAAATTCATATATATATATTTTATTAATAATATTCTTAATATTATTGTTTTTTTTGAAGAAATCAATTATTTCATCACAAAAGTTCATTTAATTTTCAAAATGTTTCAATATAAAAATTATATTGATTTAATATCAATTTTCAAGATACTAATATAAAAATAGTACATTTTTATTATTTAGAATTACTAATATAAAAATTGATAATAATATAAATATAACATAATAAATATAATAATGTCTAGTAAAAAGGTTTGCATTAATAGTACCTCTTCGTATTATACAGGAAAGGAGCAATCGCCGCTACATTTTGGGTTATCTGCAGAAGGTTATGAAATTAATGCGATTATGGAAGGTTTTGATAAGGAACTTTGGATTGTTGAAGTAAGAAATAATAAGAAAGTTTGGACTAAAAAAGAGCATATTAATAAGATGACTTATGAGAAACCTTTAATTACCGAGTTAAACGAAGATATAACTAATAATTTGAATGGTAATAATATTTTGAACGCTATTGATAATGCTCCTATTATTTCTAATATTGAACCCATCGTTACAAACACACCAAATAATGAAGGAAAAAATAAAGATAAAGAGAGTAAAACAATAAAACCAACAGATTATACATTGTTTATAACATATCGTATTCATCAAATGAAAAATACGTCAAATGATAATAAGAAAAATTATGATTGCGCGAGGTATGAATGGAAAGAATATAAGAAGAAACCTGATGAATTAAAAGCGATTATGATTGATGCATATAATTTTCAGAAAGCAGACTGCAAAATAAATAAAAAATGATTATTTATTATTTAAATAATAAATATTATTAAATATAATATTAATGAATACTATTTATTTTAATAAGAATAATATTATTCTTATCGATAGTAGTTATTATGTATTTCATAGATATTTTGCTACATATAGATGGTTTTCTTATCAAAAAATAGATGTAAGTGTTGATAATATAATTAATAATGAAATATTTATAACTGCATTTTACAAGCATATTAATAATGATATTAAAAAGATGTGTAAAAAATGGAATACAAACAAAGAAAATATAGTATTTTGTTTAGATTGTCAACGTGCTGAAATATGGAGAAATGATATCTATAATACTTACAAGGCTACAAGGACACAGAAAAACAATTTTAATAAAAAAATATTTAGCATATTTAATGAATATATTAATTCATTAGGTTTTAAATATATTTCACAAGATAGATTAGAAGGCGATGATATTATTTATTTATCCCAAAAGATGATTAAAACACATTTGGAATTATTTAAAAATTTGGATATTATAATTATAACAAATGATAATGACTTTCTGCAACTTGTTGATAACCGCGTACATATATATAATATGCAATTCAAAGAACTTATGAAACGTGGATACAGTGACCCTAAAATTGACTTATTATTTAAAGCAATTTATGGAGATAAAAGTGATAATATTCCAAAAATAGGTTCTGGAATAACTAAGGAGAAAGCCTTAATGCTATCTACTATGGAAGATACAGAAAGAGAAAAATATATAAAAGATAACGGATATGAAGATAAATTTAGATTAAATATGAAACTAATATCATTTGAAAATATACCTGAAGAATATACAAAAATATTTAGTAATAATATTAGAATGATATTAGAATGATAGTAAATAAAGGTGTAATAATTTATATTGAATATATTTATGTTTCTAATTTTTTAATACTATCTATTTTATTTTTTTCAAGATTGGACATATAATACCACGATTTTTTTTCAGGTTCCCATCGACACCCTAGTTTTTTAACAGCATCTTTATTTTTGAAAGGTATTTTAACATAAACCTTCTTATGAATTTCAATATCTATTCCAGTTTCCGTTGCTATTTTTTCTTCATTAACCTCATTATTTGCAGACATTATTTCAATATCTAGAATTGCTTTTTTATTTGCATCAGATATAATATCTTCGTAATACCACTTATTACAAGTCAAATCCCATTTAGCACCTAATTTTTTGATAGCATCTTTAAATTCATATTTAATATTGATGTAATGTTTTTTATATACCGTTTCTTTAATATTTGAAACTAGAGTAGAATCTATACTATCTATAACAGTAACACCAACCGCCAAATTCGCTAGTCTATCCGCTTCAGCATTTCCTAATGAATGTTCGTCACTTAAACCAGTATGCGCTTTAATATGATATAACCCAATACATTTTTTATTTGGTTTGTATATTTCGTAAATTCGTTGAATTAATTTCAAATTAGGAGGTACATTTCCTGTGCTAGTTTTCCAATCATTTTTAGATAATTTATCTCCATAATTACCTGCGCATTTAATTACGTATTCTGAATCTGTGTATATATTGATTTTTATATTAGGTTTCAATTTATTCAATTCATCAGATACTATTTCAATTGCACGAATTAATGCGGTTAATTCTCCAGTGTTATTAGTTTGCTTACCTACAACACGAGCATACTCATTTCTTTCATCATTATCTTTAAAATAAACACCATAACCTGCTTGGGCATTATGAGAACCGTTGTTAATACATGAACCATCAATATATATATTTATTATTTTGATTAATTCACTCATTTTGATTATATTATAATATATATATCATAAATTATCAATTTTTATATATTATATATATTGTTAATATATATTGTGAATAAATATATATCTATATAACTTAGTAATATATATATATATTTATTAAATATTATAATTATAACTATGAATGATAGAAATATAGAAATAGATTATAACACTGAAAGTTGGAATATAGTTAATAATAATGGGTACTTTAATATATTTAATAATTTTACAAATCAGTTTGGACTATCTATATCACCTGAAGGGAATGTAGGTATTAGAAGTTCCAATCCAAAATCAACATTAGATATTACAGGCGCTGTTAATATACTCGGAATAGCAAGAATAAGTTCTAACGTACAATTTGGAACTAATGATAATATTGTAAATAATATATACATATATAGTGGAATAGAGAGTACACGACTAGGAATAGGAACTAAAGAACCAATAGCACCACTTGATATAATTGGGAATGCTAATATATCTGGTTTAATAACTGTTGGCAGTGTATCTATAAAATCAGAAACATCTATTATACCTATAGCACAAATAGGAACTAATATAGATGAAACAAGTAATTTATATTTTATTGGAGGAGGGACATCTCGAATAGGAATTGGAAAAAAAGCACCAAATGATGCTCTAGATATTATTGGAGATGTTAATATTACAGGTATTTATAAAATAAATAATAGAAATATAATACAAGATACAAGTAATTATGTTGAGTCAACATGCAACATATTAATAGGTCTTATAAATGACACAAGTAATTATATTGGAATAACAAGTAATATATTAATCGGTCGTATAAGTGATACTAGTAATTATATTGAAACAACAAGTAATGTATTAGCAGGTCGCATAAGTGATACAAGTAATTATGTAGAAATAACAAGTAATTTATTAGCAGGTCGTATAAGTGATACTAGTAATTATGTAGAAATCACAAGTAATGTATTAGCAGGTCGTATAAGTGATACAAGTAATTATGTAGAAATAACAAGTAATGTATTAGCAGGTCGTATAAGTGATACCAGTAATTATGTAGAAATCACAAGTAATATATTAGCAGGTCGCATAAGTGATACTAGTAATTATGTAGAAACAACAAGTAATGTATTAGCAGGTCGTATAAGTGATACTAGTAATTATATAGAAACGACAAATAATATATTGGTAGGTCGTATAAGTGATACAAGTAATTATGTAGAAACAACAAGTAATATTATATCTAAAAATCTTTCTTTATTAGATAGTAAAATAAAATGCTTATCATTAAAGCTTAATTTAAATAGTAACATATTTGTAGGTCGTATAAATGATACAAGTAATTACATTGCATCTACAAGTAATAATTTAATAAATTTAATATCTACAACAAATGGTATTATAAATGATAGTAATACAAGTAATTATGTTACATCTACATGCAATATTTTAATAAATTTAATATCTACAACAAATGGTATTATAAATGATAGTAATACAAGTAATTACGTTGTATCTACTAGTAATATATTTGTAGGTCTTATAAATGATACAAGTAATTACATTGCATCTACAAGTAATATTTTAATAAATTTAATATCTACAACAAATGGTATTATAAATGATAGTAATACAAGTAATTATGTTGTATCTACTAGTAATATTATTTCTCAAAGAATTACCGATTTAACTTCTAATATAAAAACCAATATAATTTTTGATGCATCAGTATTACATAAATATTGTCCAATACAAGCACATTTTAACATATATAAAAGAATAGAAGAAAAAACAAAACCAGGTTGGCAGTTTGTAGACGAGGATATAGATAATAAGATTTTAAATAATCATTATAATGAAAACAGTGATACTATTGATGGATTTTGTATTCGCATAAAACCTAATTATATTAATTCAAAGATATTAATTAATTTAAATTGTCATGTTGGTATTGATGATGGTCTAAATGTTGGACCAAACGAAAATATTGGTGTTAATGCGAGACCATGGGGATTTCGTTTATATCGTAAAATTGGATTTGATGGAGATTGGGAACATGTAATAGGTGCTGATGCGGATAGTTTAGTTATTCAGGGAATAACTGGAACACCAGTAACAACATGTTGGGTATCTCATAATTTAGGAGCAGGTGCAGAAAAGAGTTCTATTGGAATTGCAAATATAACTGGAACATATTACGATGATGCTCTCGTATCAGATAACTATATTTATTATACTGCTAAATGGTGTTCAATACTAGGGATTGATAATATTACTGATGAAGCTTTAAATGCATATTATGGAGAAGAAGGATTTAAATACATTGGTAAATTGTATTTAAATAGACCCGCTTTATTGTATAGTGAATTAGAAGATATTTCTTCAGGTTATAAAAATAGTGCAATAGCGACATCTTCATGGAATGTAACAGAAATATGGCAGGGTGACCTAACTAACCTTCCGAAGGGAGGATTTATAACAAAGTATTCTCCTATACAAACAGAAGTTAATATATACAAAAAGACCTTTGTAAAAAAACAACTTGAAAACTGGGAATTTATGGGTTTAGAACCTACAGTTAAAGATACCGATGACATTAAAGATATATTTTGCGTTCGCATTAAACCAACACATTATACTTCAAAAATATTAATAAAAATAAATTGTAATATTGGGATTGGAGGTTATCAATCAACATTTTGGGGTATACGCTTATGGCGAAGAATCGGAGACGATGGTGAATGGGAGCATCTTTCAGACGCAGATGGATATTTAGTAACAGATACTGATGGAGAACCAATTGGAACTCCTTGCTGGATAACAAATAATTCAGGAGGATATTCTGATGTAAGTGCCTCAGAAATAGCGAATGTTTCAGGTTCTTATTGTGACACGCCTAATGTAGGTAGTGAAAGCGGGGCAGGTGTTTATGTATATTATGCTGCTAAATGGTCAGCACTTCTAGGTTCTGATAGTGAACTAGGAAGAACAGAAATTGGAGGTTTATTATATATAAATAGACCTCAAATAATAGATGAAGATAATATATATAAAAATACTCCAATCCTTTCGTCATCGTGGAATGCTACTGAAATTTGGCAGGATGAACGAACTTTTATTCCAGGTGCTGTTCTAATAAGTAATAATATGTCATTGCAGACATTATTCAATATATATAGAGATGTAGTAACTAAATCAGGGGCGGGGTGGTCATTTATAGATAATAGAATTCAAATTATAAGAAATAGAATTCAAGGATTTTGTATTAGAATTAAACTTACTCATTCAACATCAAAAGTAATATTAAACTTATCTTGTCACATAGGTATTGATTATGGAACTAATGCAAAATGGTGGGGTCTCCGTTTATATCGAAAAATTGGAAATAATGGTGAATGGACGCATATATCAAAAGCAGATGGTAATAATTTAACAGATAACAAGGGAACTTCCTGTTGGATTTCTCATAATTTAGGAGCAGATTCAAGTACCTCATCATATTTTGTTGCAAATGTATCAGGATCATACTGTGATTCACCTGGCACATCAACAAATTATGTATATTATACAGTTAAATGGTGCACATTACTCGGAGATACAATGAGTGATTGTAAACTATATTTAAATAGACCTGCATATTATAATACTAATAATAATAATAATAGCGCGGTACTATCTTCATCTTGGTGTATACAAGAAATATGGCAGTTAGGAACCCCATATTATCCTAAAGCAATAGATGATACATTTTTTAAAACCTATAACAATGATACTGTTGGTGTCGGCGTTGGTGGTGCTGATGGAATATATAAGTTAGATGTTAATGGTTCAGTTCATGCAAAAAAATATTATAGTACAGGGATAGATCCTGAACAAGACACAAATATAGTACATAATATAATTAGTAATTCACTTGAAACAATTAATAGTATTAATCCAATATCTTATATTGAAGATGATGGGAGTACTAATTATACTTTTGAAGTAAATAATTTACACGAAAAATTACCTAAATTAGTAAGTTATACATTATCACAACCTCGGAAAGTTTCAATAGAATATATGTTGTTAATACCTTTATTAACACGTTCAATACAAGAGTTATCAAACAAAATAGATGAACAAAGGGTTGAAATCAACGCAATGAAATTACAATTAGGAGAAAACTAAATAGGTTCTTTAAAGTTAGTGCCTAAAGAGAATGTGTAAATATTATAATTATTAAATATACTATAAATATTAATTAATATTTATTAATAATAGATACTATGAATGAAAAAATAGAAGATATATTTGAAAATAAAAAATGTGCAAATCTATCCCATAAAATTGAAAAGTTATTATCAAAAACCGAGGCATTAGTATTATTATGTAGTAAAGCGAGTGGATATTGGTCAATGATTAAATTTGCTTTTAATATACCATTAGTTCTTACATCATCCGCTATGTGTATAATAAACTCAATTAGTGATGATGCTAATACGGTGAAAATACCGAATATTGTAGTTAATGCGATTAGCGTTTTAATTATGTCCCTAAATAACAGCATAAAAGCGAGTGAAAAATGTGATTTATTTCGCAGATTAGGGCAACAATTCCTATTATTAGCGGGACAAATAGAGAATGACGATGAAATAACAGATAATGAGTTTAGTCTATTAGCATTAAAATATGAGAATCTAATTAATGACATATTATTTGAAGAAATACCCTATAGATATAAGGAGCAGGTTATAGAAAGTTTTAAAGACAGATATTTACCTTTACAACTCAATGGCACTATAGGTAATAATAAAACATTCAAAAATAGCAATTCTGCAGAAATTGTAATGAAACATCAAAATACTCCTGCAGATGTATAATATATTTATAGTCTTCAATCATTATCTATATAATCTTTATTGTCATCTATGTCATCGTCATCATCATCGTCGTCATTGCCATTATAGTCTTCGTCCTTCTCCTCATCCTTATAATCATCATCGATTTTCACATCCCCTTCTTTAGCGCCATCCCCATCATCTTCCACATCATATTTATCTTTTATAATTCCGGTTGCTTTAACTTGTCTACGCAATTCATTTTCTTCAATAGTTAAATTTTGATATTGTTTCAATTTTTTATTTTTATATTCTTCGCGTTTTTCATTTATAAATACAGCAATCTCTTCAGATGTTAAAAATCTATTATATTTCCCTTCTACATAATTTTTTAAATATTCATACAATTCACTAGTATTATATGTAATAAAATCACTTGGTATATTTTCAATACCAGATAAATCAGGGTAATTAAGCGAATAACTTATTACTGATAAATTAATTAAATTTACATAACTATCAACATTGTTTCCTATTTCATCATCTTCATCATCATTGTCTGATTTAATTTTATTTAATTTATATAAATGCTTTATCATGGTCTTTATTTCTTTAATTGCATCAAATACCTTCTTTTTTAATATGTCATTCTCTTTGTATTTTGGAAATGAATTAAAATTAACAAATAATGTTTTGCATATATTAAGCAATATCTCTTTGTAATTTATATATTTACAATTTAAGAATTCTATATTAATATTTTTTTTTATTTTTTTAAGTTTTTTAATATTGTCTGTTATTGTTGTTCTAGCAAAGTCTAAATCTTCATTTTTTAAATTATCAATTAAATTATTAGGTAATAATTCAGAAACATCACGCATACTCTCTAACCACTCAGTAACATCGTAATTATTTATATTATAAGTATATTGTTTATTATTAACATATTTTATATTATTATATTTTTCTTTATCTTCATTTATATATATGTCATCGTCGGTTTCATTATCGTCATCTCGTGTAATTTCATCATCATGTTTTTTACCTTTTTTAGCAATCTTTTTAATTCTCTTAGGAGGCGTGAATCTAATATCTCTTTCTATGTTATTTATTCTTACTTTAGAATAATGCTCTTTAAATTTAATTATTTCGCTATTGTTAGTATTTTCAAAATCAGATATATCATTGAAATTGTTATCTAGTTTACGAAGACAACATCCTTGTATATATTTATGTATTTTCTCGTATTTAGAGTTATTATTTGGTGTAAATAGTAATTTATTTATATAATATCTCTCGTCGTCAATATCTTTATATTTATCATTGTTACATCTATTCTTTTTTTCATAACCCTTTCTATGCAGTAATTCATTCAATATATCTTCATCAATATCTTTATATTCTTTCTCAATTATATGTTTTAAAGTTCTTCTCAAATCTTCAATATTAATCATATAATCATTATTATTATCTGTAGATGTAAAAAAATCATTTATTATATCTACTGTATAATATAATAAACCGTGCGTATTTAGTCTATCAATATGATTAGGATTTAAATTATTAATATCAAGAGATATTTTGTTTTTGATAATTTTATCCTGGATATCTACTATCCAAAAACAAATAGAATTATAAAATATTTCATTAATTGTCTTAATAAATTTTTCATTAACACCTTTAATTATATCCCTGTTTATTTTATCATATTTTTTATCACTCAATAACTTACGTATATGATTAGGAAACATTTCAGAATATTTCTTAGCATATTTAATTGCATCATCTTTATCCCGTGTTTCAAACTCCTTTAAATATTTTTCATATCGTGTTGATTCACCACGATATTTTTTAAATAAAAACCCAGATATTTCGTCATAGTCGATATCTATATTTGCAACATCATTAATACTCTTAATAATTGTAAGTATTATTTTTAATATTTCAATAAATCCTTTATCATTCCTATAATTTATATTTGATATGTAGGCATTTAAATCGTAATTATTTATATTATTATTATTTGTATTTTGGTTGTCGTCATTTGCAACTCCTTTATTTTCATCATCTATAATATCATCATCATCTTGCAATCCTTCGTAATTATCTACATCATTCGCATCACAAATTGCCTTATTTTCTCTTTTAGATATTACAAAATGCTTTCCATCAGTATCATAATCAAAAATATGTTCTCTTGAATATTTAAATAGATTTTTATTATTATTATGATACTCTTTAATGTCTTCGATATTTTCCTTCGCTTCTAATATATTATTAATAGTTTCTAAGGTATTATCTATGTTTATATTTTTAATTGATAATTTTAATTCTTCTAGTACGTCTTCTATTTTTACAGTATCTTCATTTATTTGTTTTATAATGTCATAAATATTATAATTTTTCAAAGGTACATTATTACTCTGCATTATGTCATCTTTGTAATTTTTTATAAGTTCTAGTGTCTTATCAAGAAAAGACACTATTTCAGAGGATATATTAATATGCTTTATTGTCTTATCTATATTATCAAAAAATGTCAATTTCCTATTAATTAATTCGGGTTTCTTAATTTTAAAATTTTTATGAATATTTTTTCTTTCTTTCTCATCTTTTATTATTGAATACATATAGTCAGATAATACTTCCAAATCTTTATCAGAAATAAAATCTAGTGAATAATCGTACTTTTTAAATATATTATTTATATTACTGTAATCAAGATAAAAACTATCCTTATTTTCTTTTATTTCATCTATAATTAATCCTAAATCTGGACGCGTATCTTTAATCAATTCATATATATCTTTGTAATTATCTGAAGATTTATAATTGGTATTAATACTATTTACTAAATGCGACGCTATTTTAGTATACATGTAATCATCATTTATAGATGTAGGTATCTTGTAATATGCCCCATTTATAGGAAGATTTATATCATCTCCGTCATTAATATTTGAAATATATTCAACCTTGTCAATTTGACTGCATCTTATTATTGGATATTCCTTTATAATAGGAAAATATTTAGGAAAATCCGCTTTATTAAATTCTTTGTTTTCCGCTATAATAATATTTGTATTATGTGTAGGTTTTAAACGTATTTTATCAGAATTTATATTATAGGATGCTGAAAATTTTCTTTTATAAAACTCTCTAAATTTAGATTTATCCTTATAGTTTTCTATAAAGTTTTCAAGTAGTGTTTTCTTATCTATAGTGTCATCATCTACATATTTTACTAGTTCACTTTCAGTATCAAAAATATAATTAGTATAGTCATTTATTTTTCCATTCTTACCATCGTTGTTTATAAGTATTTCATAAAATAAATTTCTCATTAAATCAGATTTTTTTTTATTTTTAAAAAAAATATATAAATTATTATATATTTCTTCTTTGTCTAAAGCGATAAAAGAAGGATTGATTTTACTCATTTCTTCAAATGTAAGAATTTCGGTATATTCAATATCGTCTAAATCTTCATCAATGTACTCTATATCCTTCAATATTTCAGCATCTGTTGACATTTTGAACTTATGTTTCTATTTAATACAATAATATATATTATTATTAGATAAAAGTAAATAATTAAATATTAATTGCAAATTTAGTCCACTCATTTTTAATATTGGACAATTCTTCAATAATTGTTGTGCAATTATCTTCAAGGAATGAAGCGAATAATTTTGAACTCGAAGTATTACTTTGATTTTCTAGGGAAATACGAAGAATCATTAATGCCTTTAGCGGATGAGGGCATATATATCCGATATAAGTGCAAGATATTTTATCTTTATAAGTATTTTTTTCTCTAATATAATGGTTATGAACGTACGATTGTATAATATTACCTAAAGTATCATCTTCATCTTCAATAATAAACTCATATGTACCTTCAATATCTTGAAATTGTTGTATTTTAACCTTACTTGACATTTCGCTATTTAATTCTTTTTTTAGCGTTTCTAATTTATCAATAATAATATCTAATGATTTAGATACTAAATATTTAGGACCTATATTATGATTAATGCTCTCAATATCAAATTTAAATCGCACAGGGTCCCCATATTTATTCTTATAATATGAGCGTTCTTTGTCCAAAATACTATTTTTTTTATCCGCTTCTTTTGGATCCTGAATATATGAAAAGTTAGAAAGAGATACTGGATTAAACGAAGCATTATCGCGTCCTTTTCTTTTTACAATTTTCGCTTTAAAATGTAAATGTTCTCCAATTCGTAACCGAGTGATTAAGATATAATCATTTGATATTTTATTAGCGGGGAAAATATCTTTTAATTCATTTTCGCTAATATTTACAGAATTACGCGTTGCGGTAATATGATGCGTTGTTACATCTATAGTTTTGTTAGTTGTATTCTTAACATTTAATTCAATCTGAATACTATTATCTACATAATTATCAATTTCATCTTCCTTAAGACATATTGGGATAAGACCAATCCGATGAATAATAATTTCATTATGCAGTGCGCCATTATTTATTATAATGTCAACACTAGGGTCATCATTATCTAATTTTTCTCCGATGATACCAGGAATAGGAATATCTGTTAATATTACACGTCTAATCCCATTTATAATAGCGAGGTCGACATTATTTATATCAAAACTATGGCGATTAGAAGGTTCATTATAAGAGTAATTTTGAAACTTAGGCATTTTCTATATTAATTATATTATATCTATCTTATATATCATTTTTTTAATATATAAAAAAATAAATTAAGTAATTATTTGCAATTAACGACGGCGAACCGGGGAAGCAGAGCGACGACGGTTACGTTTCTTTTTTCCACCTACTTCACCGCCAACACGGCGACGGCGAACCGGGGAAGCAGAGCGACGAGTGCGCTTTTTCTTTCCGCCTACTACTTCTTCACCCCCGACACGGCGAACACGACGAGTGCGCTTTTTCTTTCCGCCTTCCATTTCTTCACCACCACCTACACGGCGACGGCGAACCGGAGAAGCAGAACGACTAGTGCGCTTTTTCTTTCCACCTTCCATTTCTTTTTCTTCTTCACCTCCTACACGGCGAACACGGCGAGGGCGCTTTTTCTTTCCGCCTTCCATTTCTTCTTCACCACCTACACGGCGAACACGGCGAGGGCGCTTTTTCTTTCCGCCTTCCATTTCTTCTCCACCACCTACACGGCGAACACGACGAGGGCGCTTTTTCTTTCCACCCGCCATTTCTTCA